AGAACCTAGGCGCTATTTGCGGCGTTGTCAACAGGTTTAAAAAGAAAATTGTTTACGGTGGTCGATTATGCTCTGCGAAAGGTGAGGGAAAGCTCAATGATTTCGCATGACGATGACCCCGGGAACGCCATCATTAATGAGGGAGACGGAGGAACGGCCGACCTTCAGACAAAACTGGAAGAGAATCGGATGGTTAGGGGGGAAGACTTGGTCACGCCAAGCATGCTGGCTGAGAGGGAGATTATTAAGTCGATAGAAGCGGCTGGTAATACCTTACGTAATATCCTTAGTCATAGTGCGTTAGGTGCAGAGTCAGGTGAGGCGTTAGTTCTGAAGGTCCAACTGTCTGCTGCACTGTCAGTACTTGAGCGTGCTAACGCGATTGTGCCGAAGAACAAGGATGCAGCTAAGGGCGGCTCCATCTCTGCGAAGGTACAGAGCGAGGCTTTTCGACGTGTGCTTGCGAAGAGATTGAGCAAGGGCAAGGTCGTCGACATGCCAACAACGCCGCCGCCAATGGCTGCTGAAGCCGATGGCTGCAACGTCAGTCAAACAACAACGACTGACAATCCAATGATTGACAAGACCATGGGCGTTCTACCCCCGAGAGAGTGATACCCCGCCCACCCACTGGTTTCCGACGGGGGCATCGAGCTCGAAGCCCTGGCCAGGGGTCTACACGACTTTCTTCTACCCAAACTTCAAAGGGTTGGCTCTACGCTAGATTTCCAACTCGGGTTTCCCGAAAAAGGGGGCCCCATTGACACGGGACTCCAGAATCACGTACGGATCCGCCAACGACGCTGCCAATCGTCGCGAGAGGGGTCCTGGTTTCCAGGGCCCTTTTCATTTACCTCTGGATGGGTCACTTTCTGCTTCGCTATGAGCAGCGGAAGAAAGGATGAGGACCAAGACAGCAGAAAGCCCTTCGGGCTTACTCTTTCGTTAGCCTCTTCCTCTCTTCTCAGAGACGCAGGTATGAGGCTCTTCCATACTCGAGTTTCAGTGTCACCCCCTCGCGCTGCGCGACTCGGGGGGAAGCATGGACAGCTGGTCGCTTGCAGGTGTGCCGAGGACCTTACTCCGCCGTCTTCCGCCTCAGAAGGCTCCAGACCGCCTCGACGTTCTCTCTCAACCCAGTAACTCTAACACGCGACTCGACTCTTTGTAAAGATACCACCAGGTTAGGATGATATGAGCAGAATGGATGGATTGGAGCGGCTGCTGAGGGAGCGGGAAGGGCTGGCGCCTGGGCCCAAGGCCAAGCGCGAGCGCGTGAAGCGGTTCCGCCGGTTCCGCTCTCCAAAGGGGCGGTTCGCCGGCTTCGGCAAGGAGCACATCGTGGCCATGTACTACCTCACGGAGCACGATCCAAGGCTTCGTGAGACACATCACAAGCTCGACCGACTCTCATGCCCCAAGGTGGGGCCAATCAGCGAGGTATGACGAAAGCCATGGAACACCACACAGCCGCAACCATCTTCGGGGTCTTCATCGGACTCTCCTCCGCCCTGGCGGTTTACCGGTGGCCAAAGCCGTGGTTCTGGTTCCTCTTTGCGGCCAACGCAACGATCCTGTTCGCGCTCGCTCTCTCGGGCTGCGCCGGGCGCGTCGATGACCCCGAGTACACGTTCCCGCCGCCGTCGTTCGTCGCCGGCCGGCACTCCGAAGAGCTGTCCGTTTGCCAGACCCAGACCCTGCTCGACAGCGCCGAGCGCTACTTCGAGTGGACCAAGCGCGAGCACAACGTGCACTGCTACGGAATCACCCTGGACGAGATGACGTGCTTCGCCGGGGACAGCTCCGTTCGGTACGAGCTCTACGGCATCTACAACGAAGAGACCGAGGGCGCCGAGGTGAAGTTCGAGGTGCACTCCTGGGACCCGTACGAAGCGTGGGCCTTCATCTGCGCCTGCTACACCCCGATCTCCTGCTCCCGCTTCTGATCCTCCCCGAGCTCGTTGAATAACCAGCAGCAGAACGTGACAACGGGCAAGTTCTTCTCGTCCGCGTACCACGTCACATAGCAATGGTCCTCGAACTCTCCGACGTGTGAGCGCGAAAAGATCTCGACGCTCCGATCACCCTTGGTCCCGGTGTACATATAGACTTCGGGCCCGCCCCGCTTGAACGTCCAACTCCAGAGCGGGAGCTCGCGCCGAAGCTTGCCGATGCTCATCATGGGTTTGCCCATCTGAACACCGCTTTCTGCACGTGACCGCATTCGTAGCATCGTATCACGTTGCTGCGCCCAGTGGGCAGCTTGTGGCTGTACGCCATACGCTCCCCGCCTCCACACCGGTGACACGGCAGGCAGCCGTACATGTTGCGCACGCCTGGGCTGGCGTAGTTAGCGTGCGGCCCCTGATCCGTCACGAGCCGTGTGCTTTGCAGTGTGAGCAGCCTCATTTTCCCGAGTCCTTCTTTCGAAGCGCAACAGATCCTTTCTTTCGGTAGCAGTTCGGAGCTACCTCCAACGGAAGCCCGTCCCATGGCGGCCGCATGTCCAGCGGAACGAACTTCACCGGCCCCATCGTGGCCCCGTCGAAGCTCCAGCACTTGCCATCCGGGGAGAACCTCGACCCTTCCGTGTTGTAGAAGTCGTCAATGCATCCGCTGCAGTCGGTTTTGGTGATTGGCTTTCCCATGCCGCCTACGGTGGTCCGATTGGCGGCAGCTGTCCATGTGGAAATGGAAGCAAAAACGGCAACACGAGCACTAGCGCGAGTAACAGCGCGCAGAAAAACGCATTCCAAAAGCTTCTATGGCCTCTTTTGGTCATGCCAAACGCTACAGAATGCTCGTGTTTTTGGCAATGCGCTTCGATTTGCTTGACCGCGCTCGGAATGAGATTACATCAGCACCATGGACACGCGAAAAGCCTCAGAGGTAGCCTCATGCGAAGCATGCGGGCTGAAAACAACCCACACCCCTGACTGCCGGCTCCGCCACGCAGACATTCGGGATTTCGAAGCGGAAGTCTCATTCTCCGTTGACGGCAGCGGAGACGAGAGAGACACCTTCGCGCTGAAAGTATCCGCTCGAAACTGGGAAGGTGCCACCATCGCGGCGTCATGCCAAGCGATTAGGGCATACCGAAGGGCAAGGCAGTTGTTCAAAACCGGAACGGCCGTCATCCGCCTCAAGTCAGAAGACGGGTCCAAAACTTACTGGGTTGCCCAAACCGAGACCGGAAGCTTTGACGTCATGGAAGTCTTCTCAAAAATGAGAGGCGCGTCATGATCTGGGCAAAAGCAAGAGCAGCCTCGAACCGTCCATTGCGTTGGAACGGCCAGCATCGGCCTGGGATCATGAAGGGCGGGCCCGAAGAAGCGCCGGTACGAACCCAACGGCTTCGTGTTGACCAGTGCAAGACGTGCCACAGAACCATGTCGCTAGGACTGTTCGTCTACAGCTGCGAATGGTGCTCCGCAGACTTCCCCAACGAGCTCATCCTCTACCGTGGCTTCATCATGCGGATTCCAGGCGCCACGCTTCCAGAGGACGGAGTGTATGTGTTCAGAACGGAAGCAGACGTGGCAAGGTACATCGTCGCTATCGGACCTAGATACCCCGAAGCAACCTGTGAACGCGTGCTTTCGACCCGCCGGTTCAACTGGATAATGTCCAGAGGAACGCTGCGCGACATCATTCTTTCCCCAGACTTGTACACCATCTACCCCGATCACAGGTTCCCTGCCGACCCCAACACGGCATGGCTCTCCCCGGTGAAAAAATGAAAAATCTAGATTCGATTTACGACAACTCCGTCAAGACCAACGTCAAAATCCAAGAGGTGGTCGGCGCACTCGCCACGCTGATAAATCAGACGGACTTCGTGTTCCCGCCGCGCGAGGAACTGCTTGGACAGCTGCGTACGATACGTGAAAACGCTCTTCAGGCGCTGGATCTTGGGCGCGCCACCAGGTTCAAAACATCAAAGGCGATCGAAGAAGGTCGTTACGACATGAACCCGATCGACATCCAGAAAACGCTGCAGATTTTGAACATGGAGACCGTCAAGAACCGCGAGCTCCGTTATGAGGTAGATGGCCTGAACAAGACCATCGTGCAGCTGAAGGAAGAGATCACTCGGCTGAAGGACGCGCTGGCCCTAGAGCGCATCAACGCCGAGGAAGAGCGGGAGCTTCACTACAATAGGCTTGAAGAGGTTTCCCGGAAGGTCCGGGATGGTGTCGGACTGATCCCGTGGCCAAACGCCATGAAGAGAGTGCTCAACGAGCTTTCCGATAAACTCGTTGAGGAGGTTGCTACCAAATCTAGCCACAAACACGACACCGGCGAAATCGACAAGAGTCGGCAGATTGAGATAGACAGACTCAGAGTCGCACTCGTCGCGCAGGAGGCAGAGCTCAAGCTTCAAAAAGAGACGAACGATCAGCTTCGCGAGGCGCGAGACAACGCGGAGTCCACATACGTCTCCGAGGTTGACTGGCTAAAGGGTTGTCTGAAGGACAAGGACGAAGAGCTGGAAAAGGTGTCTAGGTTCCGACTTTTGAGCGTAGAGGCGCAGATAGCTCAGATTCACAATCAGCTTGCCCAAGAGTTTCAAACAGAAGTGAAAAAGGTATTTGACAAGTGGGAGACGTTGCGGAAGACAACGTGACAAAGAGACTTCACATCGATCTTCCGTATGTGAAGTGCGCGTGGTGCTTCATTCGCTCTGGCAGGACCGTGGTATTGAACCACGCGAGATCGCCGGATAGGTGCCCGAAGTGCCAAAGGGCAACGGCCCATCCGGTAAGATGGTGGTTCGCGGAAAGAAGGTGGTCGTGGCTTGGCTGAAAGACTTGATTGACGGGCAGATGAACTCTGCGGCGCTGGCGCGGGCTGACGTGCTTCGTCGAAAGGCAGAATCAGATAGAGACGACATGGGGGTCGAGCTCACCAAGGTCATCATGGACCGAGAGAGGCATTTCCGGGCAGCAGTGGCCGCGGAGCAGCGCGCGCGGGACATGCACGAGTCTCTGCGGTACGCCACCTACCGCCTGGACACGATCAGGGGGATGTTGGCGACCCGCTTTCCGGTGCATGAGGATGGGTGCGAGTGCATGAGCTGCAGGATTGAAAAGACCCTGGACGCCGAGCCGCCGGTGGGGTGACAATCCCCCGTCGTGTACGTCTACGTCCCAGAGTGGGTTTGGACATTCCTGTGGGGAATGGTATCAGGGTCGGCGATAACGCTGGCCCTGACTGCTTTGTGGCGCGCCGCCGCGCCGAAGTGCAAGCCCGAGAAGCACTGCCCGGAGTGCGGGCACAGTCGGCCACATCACCCCATGCACAGGTACCCATGAGCAAGCAGACTACTGAGCACTTCGGCGCGACCAAGAAGCCGGCACCGGGCCACCCTCGAGTGTTCGCCACGCGCTGGAAGTTGGAAGGGCGGGACGGCTTGAACCAGTCGATTACGTGTCAGATGTTCCTGCACACCGCGGGCCCGGAGAGCCTGGTCCTGGTCGGCCGGCTGGATGTCGACTCGGCGAACAATGACGACGCCGGGGCGTTTTGCGCTCGCGTCCAGGCGATGGAGCGTAGGATGCTCGAGTCGTTGCAGGAGGTTCCAGCGTGAGCGTGCTCAGAAAGATCTTCTCCCTTCCATCGTTCCTACTTCTGACGCTCGGAGCGATCGTGAGCGCAGTTGCGCTCTGGTTGTCGCGCAAGAACGAGGTGTCCAATCTCCGCGATGCGCTGCGTGTCCAGAAGCTTCGACAGGATGCCTTCACGCATCGAATGGAAGTGGAGCGGCTCAAGGGGGAGTCCAACGTGAACGTGGCCCAGCTTGCCTTCGCAAAGGCGGAGTTGGCGCAGCACGAGCGGGCCGCTGTGGAGATCGTGACGGGGAAGGGTAGCGAGGAGTTGTCTGATGCTGAAGTTGCTCGTCTGTTTTCTGATGCTGGTCTCTAGCGCGTTGCCCGCGCGGGCCGAGGACACCTGCAAGTTGGTCACCGACGCGACATTGGACACGCCGTGCGTGGTCTTCTACTTCCGCGAGCGGCGCGGACTGTGGTTCTCCGAGGCCAAAGCGAACGAGCTCCGCCGCGCGTGGCTTCTGGTGCCCGAGCTTCAGGCCCAACTGGCCAAGCACGCCGAGATCGATGCCATCTACGACCGGGAGCTTGGCACCCAGCGCGCTATCGTTGAGTCGCAGCGGCTGGAGCTCGACAAGGTAAGCCAAGCCCTGGTCGTCTCGGAGAGCCGGGCGGATAGGTTCGCTCACGAGCGCGATTCGTGGTACCGATCTCCCATTCTCTGGACAGCGGTAGGGGTCGCTCTTGGGCTTGGGGTAGCAGAGCTCATCATGGCCGCCGCGAGGTAGACATGGACGCTAACCGGGTGATGCGGGTGTGTAGTCAGTGCGGATTCAAGGACCGGAGCCTGATCCCGCCGATAGCCTGCCCGCGCTGCCACTGGCAGCCAGAGCCCAATGCGGTGACGGAGCAGCTCCGGGGCGTGCGACGCATGAACCGGCACGAGCGGCGCGCTGAGGATGCCAAGAGACGTATCACCGCTCGAAAAGTGGAGCGAATGGTGGTAGCTCGCGAGAATGCCAAGAGAGCGCGCGAGGGTAGTGTGGCGGTTCCAGACCGAGCCCCCGGTGATCTGGGTACAGGGGACATCCCAGACGACCCGGAACACGTTGACCAAAGCCTGCCGCGTTGACGACGCCGTCCACCGTTTCATGGCGGCTATGAGCGAAGTGCAGCGCGGCCTGTCGCTTTGGGACGACACCGGGGAGCCGCCGCCGCCGATACCGGAACCGAAGAAAGAAGGACAAGATGATCGATGAAATCGACAACTGGTTTTCCTATCACCCGCCAAAGGAAGGACAGGCTCAGCGCTACGAAGAGATTCGCAGCACTGCGAAGATCTTGGCGCGCGCGATCGAAAAGTGCGTCCCAGCGAGCGCTGACAGGACCGCCGCATTCCGGAAGCTCCGCGAGTGCGTAATGACGGCCAACGCCGCCATTGCCTGCAACGAGTAGTCACCGCGGCCACCGGCCGCATTGAAAAGGGAAAATGTATGGGCTGCGACAAAGACAACGACAAAGACGACAAGAAAAAGAAGAGCAAGGGCAAGGGCAAGGGCAAGTAGACCCCGCCCTCGGGTCGGGCGCGTGGACTTCCCCGCCGCCCGGCCCACGCACTTCACCAGGAGACGATGATGGAGATCACCGAGGCGGATTTCTTTACGCTGGGCTTGGAGTGCGAGGACGGCAAACCTCCGCAAGATCCGACCTATAAGCCGCGGCGCGTGAAGCTTCGATGGGACCCGTCATCGGACGATCAGATCTACACGAACGACAACGTGTGCGAATGGACGGCCTCTCGAGCCTGGGGAACGGTTGCCAGGATGGTGTTGCTTATTGGTGAGGACGAGTTTTTCAAGCTTGAGCTCGGGTATCGACAGCCAGTATCCGCTGCGGGTGTGACGATTTCGGCATTTCCGAGATCGCTCAAGCTTCCAAGAAACGATCTGATGACGAAGTACGGAGACGTGGAAATCCCCGTAATGGTTCCCGTTGTCCGAAAGCTTCTTCAAGACACGTTCATAGACGACCCTGAGCCGTACTTCCGTGCGGAGTTCTTGAGCTGGCCCAAGAGAGGGCTACCTCGCACAAAGAACGTCGCGCTTTCGCCAAGTGAGGCTTGGAATGCTGCGATCCGCGAGCAAAGCCAGCCTGGGTGGAAGCCTAGCCAACCAACGAAAGACGATCTGCTCAGACAGCTAAGCTGTCAATGGAAGCCGGAAAAGTTCGACAAGCCCGACGGCTCCGAGCTGGGTAGAGAGATCATCTACAGCGGAGCGCTGGTCGGACCTTCCCCGTTGGATGGGATCGGAAGGATTTTCAAAGAGCGGTACGGTCAGTACACTACGCGAGTGCACATCCCACCGGCTCTTCCCAATGCCATGCAGGTTGGATCGAAGGACATCACGTTCAACCCTGGCTCGGGGCATGATTTCCAGTTTGGATGGAGCGACTCGTGGGACGATCCCGGCCAGGCCGAGAGCATCGATCCGCCGCAGCCGAGCAAGCGCTGTAAGCCTGTAATCGTCAAGCCAGAGGGAAGGATCATTGTTCCCTCGTACTGGAAGCAGCTTGAGCGCGCTGCGCAGGCGGAGAAGCGCGAGGCAAGCGCTACTATGCCCGAGGTGGATCCGACGCCGGCCGGCGCGGAGGAACTCATCGACTGGCTACGCGCAGACGAGTCGAGAGGTTGGGCATCGAAGCTCTCGATTCCGAAAGTGACGCGGTTCCTGAAGGAACGCGCGTCGTTCGGGAAGTCGTGGTCAGAACACGATTTTCGAGTACTAGCCGGGGAGTGACCCGGTAACCGCGTCGGCCAGCATCATGGCGAAGTTGGCCACATCGACCGTTTCGCTCACCACCGCGCTACGGTCAATGTGGTCTCGAGAGAGCTCGGCCTCAAGCTCACCAAGCTCCTCTTTGAGCCTCGAAAGCAGCAGGCCGAGAGAGTCTTTGTGCCACTCGTCGCCTTTAGCCAGGTTGCGAGGCTGGTGTAGCTTGTCGAGCATCAGCCCAGAGAACCACTCCACAACTAACCGTCGTCTCGATTGCACGTTGGCTCCCTGGCCGGCGGATTGACGAGTGCGCAGTCATAGAAACTCGGGCCCGGCTCTCTCGTTCTGGTGTGTTGCACGCACCAACGCCAAAAGCGCATGGCACATGACCGGCAAATCAATGTCCGGTCCGACCATGCGCATCCTGTCGCTGGGTGAGCTGCCCCGCCGCAGCTCGCGCAGTGTTTAGTTGGAAGCTTTCTTGACGGCGGGTTTGCGGCCTCGCTTAGGCGCACCCGTCTTGGCGATATTCGCTTCACGCTCGGTCAACGCGTTGATCTTGGCGTTCACGCGCTCACTGAAGCTGTTCAGTGAGGCCTGGATAGACAGCAGCGTGCGCTGCGTCCCGGTCATCGTGGTAACTCCCTTTGGCATATTCGTGTCCTTTCAAAAAAAAACAGAACAGGGACTGTGTTCGCAAGACTTCTCTCCGTTGCTCTAGCTTGAGCTATCGCCCCCTGTTACAGACGCGAGCCGTTTTCTACGCGGCAACCTTCGGATTATCTTCGATGTATAGCCTTACATCTTCCCTGTCTAGAATCGTATGCTAGGTGGACTGTGGTTATTCGAGGCCGGTCAATCTTTGCAAGGATGAATCCCCGAACGTTCTTCCACCCAAGAGACACATAGGTACATCTTGATCGAAAGTCAACAGCCCATCAGGTTGATTGATTCGATTTCATCAACCCAGTGGGATCTGGATCGCTTGGTCGGTTCCAAGAAGCTTGAGACGACCCGGAACACTGAGTCATTGAATCCGCCAACGTTCAGTCTGTCCGGTGCGGATGGGGCCTGCGTGTTCGCCTTCGGCTCCAAGTCAATCATGACCAGCTTCGCCTCGGGGTTGCGAGACTTCAAGATGGACCACTCGCGGGCAAACGTGGTGCTTGGACCGGCGTAGCCGTAGTTCACGTTTGGGTCAGCCCATGACTCGTTGTCCGAGATCATGATCACGTTCTGCAGGCCAGTCATCAGCTTCATGTACGGGTTCGCACCGTTCAGGTAGCAGATTGGGGAGGAGAGCGATGTTCCTCCGCCAAGGCAGGCGATGATGCAGCCGGCAATGTGCATCGCGGATTGTTCGGTGCTCACGTGGATCAAAGCCGAGTCCGTATTGAACGCCAGGATCCTGCATTTTCCTGGATTGCGCTTGAACAGCGCTGCGGCGAACACAGCGGCGACTTCGATGCGGGTCGACGAGCCCTTCGAAACGCGCTCATCCATAGATCCGCTAACGTCGACGCAAACCACCGTGTTGCCGCTCAACTCCGGCACGTTCGTGATGGAGTTTTCGAGAGCCTGAATCAGTGCCCCGCGAATGCGAATCGGCGCCTCGGTAGCGTATCGGTCCGCCTTGAATACCTCGTGCGGGAAGAGGCGGGCCTCTAAGATCTCCGCAGGATCGGAGATCTTCTTGGCGATCTCTTTGGCGAACTCGGTGTCCCTGAAGATGGGATCGTCACCGTACAGACCTTGCCTCGCGAACGTATTGATGTTCATGAGCGCCATCTTGACGCCCGCTCGCCGGCCGACGGCCTCCCACTCGTCTCTGGTCAATCCCAGGCTGTCAACGGCACGAAAATCGACCTTCCAATCGGTAAGGAAGCTCACGTCAGCGGGCTTTCCCGCCAGCTTTGCCGCCTTGAACGCTTCGTACGCGCGAAATACGGCCGGGAGAAACTCCGGCTGGTACCTGTCGACCGTCAAACTGTTCTCGTCCTGGCTCTCGACGGTCATTCGAGACGCGGCGATCCTGCGCTCGATCCTGGAGCGACTCTCGGGGCTCCTTGGCCGGTACTCACGCGTGGCCGGTCCGGTTAGGTATCCAAACATAGCGATCTGCTCTTTTGAGAGCGCTCGTGGGTTCACGTATCGGATGATCTCCCGAATGCCGGGCTTCGGGATGCCGAACTGCGCGTTGAACAGCGTTACCGGGTGCGCGTTGAGCAACCACTGCTGCATCAGACGCTTGGGAAGCTTACCCAGACTCTTCCTGCCGAGCGCGCCGCTTTTGAGCACCTGGTAGTAGTTGCTCAGCATGCGATAGTTGTCGATCACGTGCGGGAACGCGGCCCGGAGGGCGCGGCACGCGATTTGGTGGTCGCTCTGCAACACTCCATCAACAACCCTCATCTCCTGGCTGCGGACGCTCAACGTGGCGAGTAGCACCGCGGGCATGTCCTTCATGTACCCATGCTTGCGACTGTACACCGCGCACTTCGCCACAAACCGCGGATCACATTTCTTGGCCAGCTCCACAACCTCGGAGAGCTGGTCCTGCGCTGACGCGTAGAATGTGCTTCCGAACATCCCGGTAGCGCAGTACTGCGCCAGGGCTTCCTCCGGAGAGAGCTTATACGCAATCCCACCCGCGGCGTTCACGGTGTCTGCCGGGGGCATCACTGCTCCACGTGGCGCTTGTCCAAAGAGTCTGTTGTCCATGTCTACCCCTGGTCATGCTGAAGCTCGCGACGCGCCGCTTTTCAGTGCGCTAGGACCTACCAACGCACTGACTCATGACGACGCGCCGCGAACCTTGCCCTCGCACACCATGTACGAAAGCGGCTTGACCATTGAATGGCAAGTGACCATTGTCAAGCCGGCACATGGACAAGAACGGATTTGACCGCATGGTTTTGTGGGTGGCTCGGTTCCTTGCTTTTTTCCGCTGGGTGCTCGCGTACTGGGTCATATGGCAAGCAGTTGATATGGCCAGGGGAGACGAACCCGTCGAGAGCGTCTTCTGGATTCTGTTCCTCGGGGCCGGTTTCTGGGGCCTTGGGCGGTTGTCCAAGTCGATTCGGGGTGAGCTGCTAACGAAAGGAACAGCGTGAACGAAGACGAGTTTGAGCTCAGGCTGTTCTTTGTGCAGTCGGTGGTGTTCTTGCTGCGCTGCGTATGCGTAGTCGGGGTTCTGGTGAGCCTGCTGGATGCGCCGAACGACGCTGTAGCAGCGCTATTGTTCGCCGCATTTTTCGTTGTTGGCTTCATTGGGTTTGGCGAGCTCGCGCGGTCTATGCGAGCTTTCGACAGCGAAGAGCGGGAGAAGAGAGCTCGCGAGAGCATGCACCGCGAAGCGTAGTGTGGTATTGGTGTGGCGTCCGCGTCGTGACCACAGCTGGCTAGCCCGACAGTCGCGTGTCCTGGGCAGGCTCGCTAAAACACGGCGCGGATGTTTTTTTTTGATTCGACCTTGACGGATCCTGTCTCGGGTGACATGTACTCCTCGACGGTTCGGCGCGACATCCGAACCGAAAAGCAGAGGAGAGACGAGTGGAAACACGGACGTTGATCACCGTTGCGGCGGTTCTTGTTGCCGTTGGAGCAGTCGCAATGGGCGGCGCTTCTGCAAGCAATCAGTCTCGCCGTGGTAGTTCGTTATCTTTTGCGCCAGGCTCTCTGTGGCCGTCGTCCAGGGATCCTGATGACTGGTCGTGGTGGACGGACCGCGGAGCGCAGCGAGAGGGTGCTCGGCGCGATAGAGAGTCTCGATCGGCGGCTTTCTGGAGCCGCTGGGACACCGATCCAGGAGATGGATACGGGAAGTACTCGTTCGGCGGAGGCAGGCGGTGAGGTACTGGACCGTCGGGCAGTGGCTGGTGATCACTACGTTGGTCATAGCTATTTTGGGCCTGACCGTAGAGCCCGAGATCCTGCTTCCGCACACTAGACCCGATCTGTTCTGCGTGTGCAGAATCAAGATCGTGTGGATGGCGCTGTTCGTCTTGTGGCTTCTTGGCAAGTGCAAGTCTGTCCCGAAACCATCGTCACCAATGATGACGGCGCCGGACGCCAGTCTGCCTACGTGGAGTCAGAGCTTGGAGTTTGAGAGGCAAGCGCGGGCTCAAATGTCGTCCAACCCAAACCTGCGCCCTATGCCGCGCGAGTGTTTTCAAGACGCAAGGATGGACCGGGTGCGGGGTCGTGTTGGTGAGCAGATCGCTGGATTGAAACTGAACAAGGAGGATCGGTACGTGGCAACGGTCCACATTACAAACGACCGCGACGTGCGGCTTCCGGGAAGCAGGGGAAAGTGATCGTTAAGTTTCACAACAAGAAGCTCTTGAAGCTAGTTGCAGAGTTGAAGGGTGCTCACCCAAACGACGCTGCCCTGGTAATGATCCTCGCCCGCAAGGCGATGGACGCAACCCTGGCAGACGCACAGAAGCTGGCTGGATACGAGGGGGAGGTGTCCATTGAGGACAGTGATCGAACGGCTGAATGAGACCGAGTTCGAAGAGGACTTTCGAACTGGCGAGGTGTATTGCTCGTTCACTGGTCGCAAGGCGGAGGACTTTCGCGCTTTCTTCGAGCTCTACCTCAAGAGACTGGAGGCGTCAGGCTCCACAAGCCCGTGGACGGTGGCTCAGCTTGAACAGCAGTGGACATCGTACTGGTGGAGCGATAAGGACTTCTCGATCGATGAGCTGGGGCTGGCGGCGGCACACGCTGCCTCCGGACGAAGCTTGACACTCCGTCATAGCACTGGATTCGAGCCGTACCAGACAGCTTCGGCACTCGTCAGAACGCCGACCACGCTTGGTGTCTACGTAGTTGTGGCAGGGACGTGCATGTACGTGGCGCTTCACGCAATCGGCGTCGTAGCGCTTTGGGCAACGGTTGCAGGGGCGGCTCTGTTCGCCTACAGGAAATGGGGTTGAAATGGCAAAGATCATTCGAACGCGGCAGCATGAAGTCTACACGCAGGATCACGACTATGACGACGGCGTCGTGTACGAGCAGGCTCCTATGGCTCGCGTGATGCCTCAGCGGGCCCGTTTTGTCGAGATGGATGACCAAGTGGGGCCTGCGCGGTACGCTCAGACCGTTCACTCAACAAACGATCGGAACGTCGTCCTGCCCAATCCAGGGCATGGCGGCGGGCGAGCGGAGCGGGTAGCGGATCAGATCCGGGCTGAGACTGGATTCAACGTCCCCCCGATCGTGGTGGTTGGCGGAACCGCTGCGCTAGCCGCGTTCTGCATGCACACGTACGCGGCGGAACTGAGCGAAGTCATCAAATACGTTGCCGTCGCCGGTGCCGGAGCGCTCGCCTGGCTCTACAACAGGTCTCGCAAGGTCCAACGGTGAGGCTTCTTCACACGGCGCGATGGCGGAAGATCAGCGACGACGCCGCCATCGCGCTTGAGAATCCAGTGACCGTCACCGACGCTGCCACAGGAGAGTCTACGACGGTCATGGCATGGCAGCTTCTTGTATGGGCACGGCTCATGCCGGAGGCGACCGTCAAGAGGGCGATGAAAGGCAGATTGATCGCTGATCACGACGCCGATGCGATTGATGAGTTCGTCTCTGCGGAGAGTCTGTGACATGAAGAAAAGCATTATAATCCTGGCGATTTCCGTTGCGGTTACTTTCGGGTGCAGCTTTGTGTTCGGCGATGCGTTCGGGCATCCTGAGCTGCTCTTCGAAGACTGAGAAGTACGATAGGCACTAGCTCAATGGCAGAGCATCGGATTCCAAATCCGAAGGTTCCAGGTTCGAGTCCTGGGTGCTTAGCCGGGGGCGGGCGGTGTGGTAGGTGGCTCCTGCACATCGCTTGCCCTCGCTTACCCAATGAACGGGGTGACGCATGAAATGTTCAAGATGCGGCAGCGAGATGACGCTCCTGCTCCGCTACATGTGCGATCGGTGTGACTTTGGGCGAGGGGTTAAAACGCGACAAGCGCCAGATGGTGTTTACAAAGCCTGGCTTGTACACGAGCTCGGGCCGCACTCTCCGGATGGCCTGGCGCACTACTACATCTTCCAGGATCACGCGAATGCCTTTGTTTTCTCTTCTAGGTTGTACGGTTCGCTCGCCAAGTCGTTAGCGATAGACGGGATCCTTTCTCGCGCCCCGTTCCAGTGGTATCGCGGAGGGTATGGACACTCAGAAGGGTTGTCGATGTCGACGTACAGCAGAGATGTATATCGTCACAAAGAACAGGCTCTTGAGTCGGGCGACAATCTTAGTTGCTGGATTGACGATCCTGCATGACAACGCGCGAACCATTCTACGCTGCGCTCATTCGCATCAGGACGCGGTACGGCATGACGCAAGAGCAGCTTGCGGCAGCGTCTCGCATTCTTCCCAAGCGAATCTCTGCGCTCGAACGCGGGTACAAGCCCACGCTCGATCAGATCAGGCAACTGTGCGCGGGGCTTCGGTGCTCCGCGGATGACCTTCTCGGAATAAAAAGGAACGACATGCGCAACGCGAATGAAAAGTCTGAGTACCTTGGCGATTCGATCTACGCATCGGTAGAAGGGGGCATGATCCGACTCGACGTAAACCCTGTGATGAAGGGCCTGTTCGAGCACACGATCTACTTCGAACAGGAGGTGCTGACTGCGCTGATCAACTTTGCGGGCAAGAGCGGATTCAAGACGAAGTGAAATCTTTGAGCGGCGCCTGCACAGGCTTGGCGCCGCCATAGTAGGGAAGGGTAGGTATTTTAGCAAATGACCGCTGAGACCGTAGCAATCGCAATCTGTTTGTCGTTCGGCCTTTTGATCTGGTGGGCTTTCTTCGGGGGCAAGAAGAAGCGCCCCGTGCTTCCAGAGCTCGACGGAGACCCGTCAGAACTTCAGAGACACCGAGCCGCCCCGCCGGTGCTTCCAGAGCTCAACAGAGCGTCAGAACTCCAGCGGCACCGCTCCGCATCGGCTCCCCCACCCTACCGGGGTTACACCGTATCCGATGAGGAGATTTACCAGCTCGGACTTGAAGCGCTCCAAAAGAAGCTTGGAGGGGGTCGAGGGCGAGCGAGGGCGGTGCCTCAAGGCTCGGACGATGACGACCAAGACTACCCCATTGGCAACTGACTCAGGCCCCCTAACGAGCGCACAGGAGATCTAATGCAACCACCACTCAAATGGGCAGGAGGAAAGCGCCGTATCCTTCCCCTGTTGTCCGAGCTGCTCCCAAAATCTGGAGCTAAGCGATGCGTCGAGCCGTTTTGCGGAGGCGCGGCGATGTTCTTTCATCTGCGTGAGCATCACCCTGACTTCGCTTCGGACTGGGAGCTCGGGGACGCGAATCGCGCGCTGATTTCGTTCTACGAGATGCTGTCAGCGTTCCCGCAGGAGATCGCGGAGGGCACCGCTACCATGGCCGCGAATCAGTCTCGTCAGCTCTACGAGGCCAGGCGCAGTTTGTTCAACTCGCTCATTCACCTGGAGCGAGTTGGGCACATGCACTGGCACCAAAAGGTAGTGATGGCGCAGTTGTTTTTGCTGCTCAACAAGACGGGGTTCAAGGGCCTTTACCGGGTCAACCGGGCAGGCAACTTTAACGTCCCCTACAACGACGGCAACAACTGGAAACCATCATCGACCGAGCTCCTGGATTCGCTGCTCCCGTGCGCCAGAGCGCTCGCCGGATGGATGCATTTTCGCGCCGGTGAGTTTGACGTTGATCGCGTCAAGGCCGACGACTTCCTCTTTCTAGATCCGCCTTATGTCCACCAGGACGGCCACACGGCCTACACGGCGGGCAAGTTCGGCGAGAAGCAGCTCCGCGAGCTTGCGGAGTCATGCAAAACGATCAGCGCCAGGAGGGCGAAGTTCATGCTCACGCACACCGACAACAACCTCGCTCGCGAGGTGTTTGGCGCGTTCTCGATCACCGAGATCGTGGTGCAGCGCGCCATGAGTAATGGGAAGGCTGCGCCGGAGAAGGTCGGGGAGATCGTGGTGAGGAACTACGAATGAGCAAGCGCAAATCCATGGTCACCGTTCGTCGATCGGCGCTCCCGACCGCCCCCATTTGCCAGTGCGGGCACTTCGATGTACTCCACGATCCGGACGCGGGCTGCGTTGCGGCGGCCTGCAAATGCAAGCACTTCAGGCTGAGCTCCCGTGTACGAGCCCCATCTACCCAACCTCGTGAGTCGCGTTGACGTGGCAGGCATCAAAAACCTGCCGTTCAAGGTCGCGTTTACCGTGGTCTTCTACGCCTTCACTGCCGTCGTGGTGAAGGGGCTTGTGGGTATGCCCTATCCCGGCCTCTGGCCCATTGTCGGCCTGCTGACGTTCTTCGCTTTGGTGTCCTGCGTCCTCGCCCGCTCCATCTCTAGATACGAGGTGGCGCGGGCGAACCGCCGTCTGATGGCGCAGTACGAGTCCGAGCTGGCTGCGGCCCGCGGCAACGCCCCGCTAGACCACCTCCGGCTGGACGAGGAGACCGGGCACTACATCGACGTTCGCCGGCCACTCCTCCCGCCACCGCCCCCGGTCCTCGACCCGAACCTGGGGAAACTCCGAAAACCGTGATACTTTGAGGACCGCGCATGAGCTTCACCGACTCGACAGTGATCAGGCATGCCAACCTAGTTGGCGAGACGATTCTGCGCGCTGAGAACGACATGAGCTTCACCGTGGCGAGGGCTGAAAAGCTCGACACGTTCATCGTGAAAGCTCGGTTGATCAGCAAGCCCGGTCTCGCCCATTGTCTTCGGCTGTGCACCGACGGGGCGTTGAACGTCGTCGAGCTCGACAAGAGACTCCGCTCTGTTTTCATCACGTTGAAGGCCCATCTCCGGGATGAGAAGGCCAAGCAGGAGAGTGAACTACCCTGACGACAATGATTTGATACACGAGACGTCTGTATCTGACGATGTCCTGGAAAGTCTCTCGGACGAGGAGTTGATTCTTCTCGGATGGGAGACTGGTGATCTTTCCGGGCTCATGCATGAAGGCCAGCTCGCGCTCAGAGACGCCATCCAGGAGTGGCGCCGCATTGAGCAGCTGGACAAGGTCCACGAGGTTGGAAGCATCCCGCTGATCTACGTGATCGCGGGCGGCAAGCGCTTCGGCAAGACCACGCTGTACATCTGGATCGCCTACGAGATCGCGGTGTGGTTTTATCGCACGTACAAGCGTCCCGCGAGCATGCGGTTGACGAGCGCGTTCCAGAAAAACATCGACGAGATTGTTGGATCGGTGATCCCGCAGGCGTTCGCGACAGCGCCCGATCACTCGGTGCCTGTCTATCACGGAAAGCGCGGCATCTTGCCGGCCGGTCTGTACTGGCCCGAGCACGGCCCGACGGGCGGCGCACGACTCGCGCTGGCCGGCATCGACATGAACAAGGATGCCCTTCGCGGGCAGGCGAACGACTTCGACTTCGTCTCGGAAGCTGCGTTCATCGATCACCTTGAGTACTCGATCCGCAACGTTCTGATTCACCAGTACCAGCAGCGGCCTTGGGCGCGCATGTTCGTCGAGAGCTCCGCGCCGGAGGACCTCGACACGGACTGGGAACGCGTGGTGATGCCCGACGCCAAACGGCGCGGGGCGTTCTCCGAAGTCACGATCATGGACAACTCCAAGCTCTCCGCGCGAGAGAAGGAGTATTGGATTCGAATGGCAGGCGGGCGAGGGGACCCGAACTGCGAGCGCGAGTACTTCAACATTATTGCCGGAGACCCGAGCCTCAAGGCCGTCCCCGAGTTCGATCGCGAGCTCCACGTTCGCGCCTTCGAGCGCCCCGCCTACGGCTACGGCTTTGTCGCTGCCGACCCTGGACAGACACACCTGTTCGCCCTGGTGTTCGGCGAGTACGACTGGGATGCGGACCGTCTGCTCATCCTCGACAGCTGGGCCAAGAGCAACGCGGGATCCATGGAAGTCTCCGCGGTGTGCGCCGTGCGCGAGTTCGTCTTGTGGGGCAAGTGGCCGGACACCCGCATGCGTCGCGTTCCGCTGCGCCACGATGGTGACCACGCTGGATGGACAGACTTGCTCCGCGGTGACAAGTACGAGCACCTTGCTCCGGAGATGCACCGAATGGCTCAGGTACCGTCGCAGGAGCGCCCGCACACGGAGCGCCGTCCGGGCGACTGGATCACCAAGAAGATCCCCGGCGCGATCACGCCCTACTACGATCGGACCGGTTTCAAGTTGAACCCGGCGTCACGCGTCTCGGACGTAGACAAGCAGCTGATCCGAGACATCGACGAGCACTACGGCCTGGAGTTCCTCCCGACGACCAAAGAGGAGCTCACGACCATGCTCCGCAACCTCCGGAACTGGGTGTCCGAGGGCCGCATGTGGTTCCACAAGGACGCGGGCTGTGTCATCGATCACGTGCGCGCCGGCAAGCGCGACAAGCGCGGAAAGCTCGCGCAGCACCCGGTCTACGGCCATTTTGACGCCCTTGCCGCGCTGGTCTACCTCGTCCGCAAGGTGGAGCAATACGAGAACCTTCGGCCGCACCCTCCCGAGCACATCCTCAAGGACTTTCCGGCCGGCGTATCCGTGGTCGAGCGCCTTCCGTGGGTGCCCAAGGCCCCGCACGAAATCGCCCTCGAAGAGGCTCAGAAGCTTGCGCGCGGCGGTGACCAACGGGGTAGGCTGCGGATGTTCAAGGGAGGTCGCAGATGAATACTACTTTGCTGTGCATTGTGTGCACTGTGTGCACGACGGTTCTTCTCTACAAGTGGATGGACTTGGAGCGCTGGACCGACAAACGGAAGCTTTTCATGGGCATGATGGGTGCCGTGAATGACGACATCAACGCGATCAAGGCCAGTTTGGCTAGGTTGGATGCCCGGTGTGAGCAGGCCCATGGCCTGGCGCAGCGCGCTCTGAGCGAGCTGGACATGGTACGCGCCGACGTGTCGGAGGGACACGCCAAGGCTGGCAGCCGGTTCATTGAGCTTCAGGAAACGGTGGGCAAGATCGACACGGGAATGACCCGCTACGCAGCGGATTTGAAGGCTGCCATTGCCGTGGTCAAAGACGAGACAACCAAGGTTGTAATGGCTCAGAGCCAGAACAGGAGAGCGTTCTGATGATGTACGAAGAGAAGGTTCCGCCGCCCGCGCAGGTCGACATTGTTTTCTACAACTCTTCCGTTGGGCATCCAGCTGTTGCCAGGGATTCGTTCCACGAAGACGATACCATCGTCGGCTCCATGCTTCAGGGACAGGAGAAGGTCATGGTCTACGTCCACCAGGGCGACGCGATCATCACCTACCCCGGCAACGTGTATTTCTGCCGCCCCGCTGATGACGTTTCCGCGTTCTATCAGCCGGTTCAGAGTGGAGCGCCAGCGCTTTCATCCGGAACGGTTGGCACCATCGAAGACGAGCTCAAGGCCAGCAAGTAGCACCATTTCTCCGGGATGAGAAATAGCAGACAAGTGGCAGATCAGAAGAACGAACAAAGGGCTCAGGTTCAAGCTCCGGAACCAGAGATCGAGATCACCTACAACACGCGGTTTCTCTCTCCTCCATTCGAGGAGATTGAGGCGGCGTCGTACTACCTCCGCAAGCGCTTTCCGAAGGTGCCCGAGGAGCTTCTCAACGAGTGCCTATCGGAGCGCCTCAACGTCGACGGATTCAACAAGGGAACCGTCGTCTATGTGGTGGCCCGCAAGTCGTACGGCCGGCGCCGACTCACCGAGGCACAGGGGTTCAAAGAGGCGGTCGACGGCGCGCGGATCACTATCCACGCAGGAGCTGACAAGCTTGCGGAGGAAGTGAAGGTTTACGGGCCTATCCACGTGCGCGATCACTGGATAGAATCCGAGAAGGGATGGGACAGTGGGTTGGATCGCAGCTCGTTCTTCTCCGCCCTGGGCAAGATCGCTGCCCCGTGGGCGCTTCACCAGCCCGATGCGGCCGGAAAAAAGAACGGCGAGTTTCCCAAGTTCGTGACCATGAGTTACGCGTGAACAAGGGCACTCTGCAGGAGGCGCGAGAGCTTGTTGATCGCATGATCAACACTCCGCGCACGTGTGAGCATTGCCCGCGCGTCTCCGTTGAGGACATACAAACGCGCGTTGCTGAGCTCGGCACGGCCGCTGTGTTGGAAGAGGGCTGGAAACCATGCCCGAACAACGCCGCCTGGTTTACTCAGTGCTCGGAGTGCGCGGGGAAAGAGATGTACCCGTGGGCGAAGCGTCTTGACGTTGAGCGCGTTCACCAGTTTTTACTGGAGAACCCAGACGACGTTTTCAGCGTGGCCGAGCTCGGCTACTTGGTGAAGTGAACCAATCTCCGGGATGAGATCGGTTGTGAGGTGTACGGGCAACAAGAAGAATCACAAGAAAACCAATCAACCGATCCGCTCGCGCTGGAAGATCCGAGCTCTGATCCGCTCGCGACCCAGGACGAGCCGGAGGTTGATCCGTCACAGATTTACTGGGCCAGAAAAACCGGCAAAGACTTCACGTCAGAGATCGCTGCCAAGGAGGAGGCATTCTTCGAGAGCGCTCGCAACCGCGGGCTTCTCGCTATGTGGATCGTCGCTTACGCGGCGCACCACGGGCTGACCCCTGACGATCTTCGCGACTTCGCCACGCAGAGCATCGGCTTCACGGGCGATGAGCTGGAGATGATCAGGTTCCACCTCAATCTGATTCGCCCGTACGTCAGACACCAGACATCTCTCGCGCTTGGCGAGCCGGCTGCTTTCCGCGCTCTCGTGAGCAACTCAGACCATCGATCGATGGCAAAGAGCACGCTCACGGACAAGATCATCAACTCCCTGTACAAGCGCTACAGCGCCCCGCTGGACATGGAAGCTGCGGAGGGAGACGGCGTGTTTGGAAGCGCCGGAACGCACTACCGCTGGGACTTCCTCGGCGGCGACGACATGAAGGTCCCTCGCGACATCCCGCTGCCCGACGGGACCACGCGACAGCACTACACGATCGAGAAATCCGGCGAGCCCGTTGTGACGCTCTTCTATCCGTGGTCATGCGTTCAAGAAACGCGGATCTCCGGAGAGCATCAATGGCGCATGATTCGCGAGCCAGACAGCCGCTGGTCACTGATCGCCAACTTCCCGATGTTCAAAGAGCAGCTGTTGGCGGTGCGGACCGACTCGGATCGGTACGACTTTGGCACGCTGTTCCGCCTCGAAGATCTGTACTACGCCAACCGTGATCAGCTGACGGTAAAGCACTTCTATCACAAGCGCTGCGCTGCCGTTCCGGAGGGTCGCTATGTGATGATGGTCGGAGACATCATCCTTTGGGATGGCCCGTGTCCTCGTAAGCGCGGTCTCCCGATTGCCATCATGCAATCGGGACGGTTCATCGAAAGCACGTTCGGTTACGCTGATGCGTGGGACCTAATCGCGATCACTCAAGCGCTCAATCAGGTCAACTCCGACGAGATGCAAAACTATGCATCCTTCGGTCGCCAGAGCGTGGCGATTGAGAAGGGCACCGAGGTTACAATCGACGCTCTAGCGCAGGGCACTGCATTTTACGTTCCACCCGGCGCACAAATGCCGCGCGCAGTGCAGCTGTCTTCCCCGCCTCCGACCCTACCGGATCTCAAGCAATACCTGCACAAGATGATGGATACCGTGAGCGGGCAGAATGCTGCAAGCCGTGGTGATCCGGACCCGAACGTTCGGTCTGGCGAGATGAACGCGCTGCTTGACAGCATCGCCATTCGCTACCAGTCATTCAGGCAGGACGCAGCGCGGCGCTTCAGGATCGAAGGCGCCACCATCTTGCTCGACATGATCACGCGCTACGGAGAGACTCCGTTCCTGGTGGACATCGCCGGGATCGAACAGCGCTCCTACGTGAGCGAGTTCACCAAAGAGGATCTCTCCGGCGTCCAGCGCGTGGACATCGAGCAGGTGAGCCCGCTCATGCAGAGCGCGGCGGGTCGGCTTCAGATAATCACGGCGCTGAGGAACATGCCGCCGGAGGATCGAGCCGCTGCATACGAGATGGTCACCACGGGAAACACCACTCGTTGGCTCAAGACGGAGAACACTTGCGAGATGCTGATCCGCAAGGAGAACGAGATGCTGGTTACTGGGCTTGGGATCGTCGAGGTGAACAACGCCGACGATCCATTCAAGCACTACCCTATGCACTTCAGCATGCTTGAGCAGCTGCTGGCCGCAGACGTTCCTGACCAGGAGGCGATCATGCGGATCAGGAAGCACCTTGCCGATCACACCGAGTTCTACCTACAGAACCTGAACCCAATCGTCGCGGGCTTCCAGGGGATCACAGCGCCCCCTCCGATCTACCCGAACCCCATGAACCCGCGCGGCAACATGGTCTTCGAGCTCATGCTGGCATCCGGGCAGATGGGCCCACCGGGTGGTCCCGGACCAGGGCCTAGCGGGATGGGCATGGCCCAGGGCGGCGGAGGAAGTCCAGCCGAGCCGGCCGGTCCTCCTGTGCCAGGACCGCAGCCGCAGCCAGGCAATCAGGAGATGTCCAGCCGGCAGGCAGGAGCTCAGGACGGCGGTCAGGCAAGCGGCCAGGTGCATCCATCAGGAACACAGCTTCCCGAACCTTCCACGCCCCCACAGGGCGCCCAGTAACAGGATTCTCCGGGATGAGAAACTGATATATGGCAGACGCAAACGGCGGAGGGGGCGGCGGGCAGACCGCAGCTCCATCACAGGGTGGACAAGCGGTAAACCAACCGTCCGGTCCAGCTCCAGGGCAGCAGCGAGCTCGCGTTGGCGAGTTCAATGCGTTTTCGAGCGCCGGCATTCAGCCCGCGCTCTCGCAGCAGACGGTGTTCGGCGCCGACGGCCAACCGGGCCAATCGATCGGCTTGCAGAACCCTGGACTGGTCGACCGGCAGCAAGGAGCTGACCCATTCGATCCGTTCGGCACCCCGCAGGACGCCCAATCAATGGCGCTTGCGGTGGAGGACGATCCGCTCGCCCCGATCCCACAGGGCGAGGGCGAGGGCGAGGTTCATCAGGCGCAGGTGGTGAGCGCCGACGAGATTCGCGCTTGGATCGATGAATACCAGGCGTGGAAGAAGGCCGATGATCTCCCCGACGTGCTTCACGACAAGTTCGTGGTCGCCCAGGTGAACGGCCAGCGCTTCCGTATCCCAGTTTCCGAGGCCGTGAAGGGGTACCAACTCCACACCGACTACTCGAACAAGCTGCGCGAGCTCTACGCGTACAAAGCTTCGTTGGAGCAGCGCGAGGCTGGACTTCAGAAGCTCCTTGTCGACATGGACGACGGGCATAAGTTCCTGGACGCCATGGTGTTCCTGGGCAAGTTTCCAGGCTTCGCGAAGGCCGCAATCATCTACGGCACGCAGCTGGATGCCGAGCGGCGGATGACTCCCGAGCAGCGCGAGGTTCATCGGGCTTTGCGTGCCCAGCGTGCAGAGCTGCAGCGGCTGGAGATCGAGAATCGGACGCTGAAAGCTCAGCAAGCGCCGCGGGAACAACAGGCCGACGGTGGCCCGTCTGTCGAGCAGATCAGACAGATCTACCTTCAGCAGCTGAGCCACATCGCGCCAAAGGTCGCTGCTCAGCTCGGCTTCGTGAACACTCCGCTCTCACAGACGCTGTTCGAGAAACACTTCAACGCGCAGCTCCCCGGCATTGCCGGACAAGATCTGACCAGTGAGTTCGTCGAGCGTGTGATGCGCGCCGCGATGGACGATGTGGAGTTGCATGTTGCTGGTCACAACCAGTACCTGCAACGAGATGCGCCAGCGGCTCCGCCGGCCCAGCAACCACGCGTCCCTTCCGGAGCTCCGCAAGGTGGTCAGTTTGCTCGCCGACAGCCGCAGCTTCCTCCAGTGTCGGCCGGTCCAGGGCCTGCCGGAGCGCCCCTGCAACAGCGGCAGCAACGCATGCGGATCAGCGACTTCAACAACGCGGTTCGCGGAAGAGTCTAACACCTTCTAAACGCCATACGTTTGTACACATACTATATTGCAGTTGACGTATGAGTAGCATCACGTAAGATCCGCCTGTCGATGACAAGACATGCCGCGGAACACATCCCGGAGCGCGGCGGCGAAGGAGCGGTCATCGGACAAATCTAACCGTCCGATGACCGCGCCCAAGCAATAGATTCTCCGGAAAAAAATCATCCTTCGTAGGAACCCTGCACCTGTAGTTCTGACCCCATACCGGACCATTTAGCGCAGCAACCGGAAACGGCTAGGGCGACGGAAAACCACCGGCCCGATCCCGAGGACTCCGCACCCAGTATCGGCACTCAGAGAGACGCACGTAGCACGGCACGCCGAGCGAAAGGGAATCAACCCCTAATCGTTTTGGAGTCTGTGTTATGGCGAGTTTTACTAACGTCCAGGGTATGTTCAAGCAGCGCTACGGTCGATGGATCGACCCGCTGCCAGACGAGCACACCCTGGCTGATGCCGGTGACTTCGTTCCCTCCGAGAACCGCCCCGGTCTCGGTTACAACTTTCCCGTCCTGACCGGCCTCGAGCTCGGCCAGACCGCGAACGTCGACAACAGCGCATTCGCACTGAATCCCGCGGTCGATTCGACCGTACTCAATGCGAACCTCGACGGCGCAACGATCATGCTCCAGTCGGTTGTGTCGTACGACACGATCTACAAGAGCCTCAACGGCAACGGCAACGGCAGCACGGGTGGGTCCTACAAGACCGCACTCGACCAGACCGTTCAGGCGATGCTGCAGGGTGCTGCGCTCTACCGCGAGCTCGCCCTGGCGTACGGTCCGGGCACATCGACTGCCATTGCCTCGAACATCGGCGTGGTCGGCGGATCTGTCTCCGGCGTCAACCTCGGCGCCACGCAGGTCGTCTACCTCACGGAAGCGAGCTGGATCCCCGGCTTGTGGATCATCGCCTCCGGCGGCGGCTCCGGCTCTGCCGGCAGCGGCATGAAGGTCGACATCTACCAGGCTGACGGCACCACGCTCCGCGAGACCAACGTCAACGTGGACGCTCGCCCGAGCACCACGCAGACCCGTCTTACGCTGACCAAGGCAGCTTCGGCGGCGACCGTCGCGGCGAACGACCGCATCGTCCCGCTGGGATGGCGCACCAAGTCGTGCTTCGGACTCGAAGCCATCTACAACAACACGGGTACCATCTTCGGCATCAACGCCGCGTCGGTTGCTCCGTGGCGCTGCATGACATTCTCCGCGGGCGGCGCCCTGTCGCGCGCGAAGATCATGGCCATGGCGGCTGCCGTGTCCATCAACGGCGTGAAGAACGGCGGCAAGCTGTTCGTCTGCGCGCCGACCTTCGCTGACCTTGCCGAAGAGGCAAGTGCTCTGCAGCGCTTCACCGGCAACACCGACAAGGTGAAGCGTCAGGGCGCAAGCCAGCTGATGTACGAGACGGCAGCGGGAATCATCGAGGTGACCGTCTACCAGTACGCCAAGCAGGGCCAGGCGTTCTTTATCTCCACGGACAACTTCCGTCGCGTCGGCTCAACCGACCTGACGATGCGTCCAATCGGCGGCGGCGCGGAGGCTTTCTTCACGCACATGCCGAGCAACGCGGGCGCTTCGATGCGCATCTTCTCGAACCAGGCTCCTGTGTTTGAGATGCCGTACCGCAACTTCCTGATCACGGGCATCCAGAACAACACCGCCAACGGCGGCGTCGCGCTGGCTTCCTAACAACAGCTATCCGGGATCGCGTGAGTCGTCTGCCTCGCGCGGTCCCGGTATTTTTTCGGAGGCAACGTGTACCCAGAAGACGATCAGCTACCGGGCCAGGCGTTGCCTGACGCGTATCCAACAGCGGCCCCCGCGGCCATGCCGCCGACGGCGGCTCCAGGTCAGGGCCCACTCGCGGCGCCGACCACTGCACCTGTCCAGCTTCCAGGCTCAGCCCCGTTGCCGTCACTGCGCGATGTGTGGGGAGCGCGCGGCGGAGCTCGCGAAGGACGTGCGGGGCAAGGCGACCTTGAGGGTCGCATGAATGAAATGGCCGGCCGACTCGGGTGGTCTCGCGGTGAAGCGGGCGCCGACGGCAAGCCGGGGTCCTGGTCATGGGATCCAAGCAAGATGAATCTGCTCGGCCACGGCGGAGCGCCGGGAATGCCGGGCATGGGCCACCGCCGCCACGGCGGAATGCATGGCGAGCATGGTGGAATGCATGGCGAGCGCGTGAGCAACATGCAGATGCCGCGGGGCTTTGCGGCCCACCTCCCGTGGGGTCGACCTGCGCCAAAGACGCCAGCGGCACCTGTGGCGGGCGCGCCGGCAGCGGCGCCAGGCGCAACGCCCGCAGTAACTCCAGGAGCGGCTCCCGTTCGCGCAGAGCGCAATGACGAGCTCGAACGAGGGCAGCAGGGCCCGAGACGCTGGAGCTTCTAAATGCCGGTCGATTGGACAAAGTTTGGACTTCCTTCTGCCGGCGGCGCGCCCAGCGGCGGAGCTTCTCCGTTCGGCGGGGCGATGAGCGCCTTTGGTCAGATGGCCAGCAACGCAGCTGCCGCTTTCCCGAAGCCGGGCGGCTTCTCCGCGCCATCGTGGGGAGCACAGCCGGGTGGGATCATGGGCGGCGCTGGGCAGGGTTTCCAGATGCCGCAGATGCCGAAGCTGCCATGGGGCACCGGCGGCGCAGCGCAGCACACAGGTTTTCAGGCGCCTTGGATGGCGCAGAACGATCACCCAGCGGCAGCGGCGCCGGCCGCGCCAAAGATGCCCAACCTCGCAGCATGGGGAGCGCAGCAGCCGGGCGGGATCATGGGCGGCGCAGGTCAGGGCGGGCAGCTCCAGATGCCAGGTGGCTTCGCGGCAAGCATCCCCTGGGCTGCTCCTCGGCAGCCACAGCAGGCCGCTCCGCAGGCGGCTGGCAGTGGCGGTGGGGCAGGCGGATCGACGCCGCAGACCGCCAGCGAACCAGCTCGAAACACCGGGCCGTACAAGGTGCAGTCTGCTCCCGCGAGCGGCGGTCAACCGTCGTTCCAGTACACCCAGTACGACAACGCCGGGAACGGCGACCAGCAGATCGCTGGCCTGTCTCCCAACGGAACCATCCTGCGGACTGTCACCACGGGTGATGGCCGAGTGGTCACGTACGACTCCGGGCAGCGCCCCATCAGCCAGCCATCTCCTCAGCAAGCTCAGCAGCCAGCGCGCCGACCAGCGCCGCCGGCAGCTCCGCCCATCGTGGTGCGTCCTCCCCCGCCCCCCGCCCCCCGCGCGCCGACCGACGAGGAAGTGGCACGTAACCAAGGAGCTTGGCTGGTGTAATGCCCTACAGCTTCAACAGCGCGCCCGCTTGGGGCATGAACGATCCCGCAGCTGCGGCCGTCATCAACAAGCAAGCTCGGGCGAACAACGCCGCGGCCGGCATCGGGGACATCCTCCCAGGATCACCCGGTGCAATGGCCGCTCCGCGTCCGGGCGGCAGCGCGCTCGGCGCGGTGGGAAACTGGGGTACCCTTCCGGATCTCACCCAGATATTTTCTCCAGGACAAACCGGAACGGTCATGACGGCCCCGCGTCCGGGCGGCAGCGCGCTCGGCGACGTTGGGAACTGGCTGCAGCTTCCCTCGGCCGGCGTCCCAGCGGCCAAGACGTTCGGGAGCTCGCTCGGCCCTGGTTCTACCCCGCGCGGAGCATCCGGAGCCGGAGGCTTCGACATCGGAAGCCTGATGAGCGGGATGAGCGGCATTGGCTCTGCCATGGGCTCGATGCTTGGCGGATTCGGCGGCGGCGGCTCGGCGCAACCCCGCCAACAGACTCCGTCGGATACGGCAGCTCCGACCCAAGATCCAGCCCCTGCGGAGAAGCCCAAGCCAAACCCACAGCGGCAGTACGCTGGCGGCTACACAGACCAGCAGCTCGAAGAGCTCAACTCGTACGGAAGCAACTCCAAGAACGCGGTTCGCAAGTCGCAGATCGACCAGGAGAACATTGCCAAGTGGAAAGCTTCTGGCAACGAGTCGTATGACGACCAAAAAGAAGCACGCGTAAAAGCCGCTCAAGCACGTGCTGCAAGCAACGGCGGTCAGTACGACTCAGAGGGCAACTACTACGCCCCGGACGTTGTGTCCAAGCTCGTCGCGGAGGAGAACGTCAAGCGCGCCAAGCTTGACGCAGACACGTACGGAGTTCCGGAGGGAGCGCAGCCAACGGCAGCAGACGGCAGCTACTACGCTGGCCCAGCCGCCGCGCCAGCGCCCGCCGTATCCCCAGCATCCCCAGCATCTCCGGGAGCTGCAGCAGCTCCAGCCTCGACGCCACAGAAGCAAGGTCGTGGGCAAAGCTTCGATCCAGAGTGGTTCAATAAACTCGCTGGCATGGCCAGTGGGTGGTTCCAAGGAGGTTGGTAGTGGCATTCCCCATCATTGCCTTGCTCGCTGCAGCCGCTAGCGACAAACAGGCGCGAGCCGAAGAAGCTCGTCAAAAGCAGAACCTGATGACCAAGACTCGTCTTGGCATCATGCAGCGGCAAGCAGAGTCAGAAGGCGGAAACCCGTACGGGATAGAAGCTGCAAACATGCGCTTCGGCCTGAACGAGATCGGGGAGAATGCAAAGAACTCCCGGAACAACAACATCGGTTCGTTGCTCCAAGCCTATCTCAAGAGCGACAGCAAGACGCCCGACAAAAGTGGAGGTAACCCTGACGCTCCGCTGGCCAGTGGATGGAAAGACGATCCCTGGGGAGATGCGGGCTACTAAATGAACACCACGGACATGCTTGCTCAGCTTCGGCTGAACTGTCAGATCGAGGACGGCGCCGTCGACTATCCCGACTCGGTGCTTCTGCGCGAGATGTCCGACGCTCTCACGACGAAGTTTCAGGACACGATCGTTGGGTTCCGAAACGGCATCTGGCTCACGTCGTATTACGATGCGTGCGTCGCCGGCAAGAAGTCATACAGAATCCGACAGAGCTCCACGGTGCTTAGCAAGGTGGAGATTGGCATCGGCTCGACCAGCAGCTTGTCCACCATCGACTTCTCTCGACTCGTCAAGCTCGAGGAGGGCCACACGGATTTGTTCGAAGGCGCGAAGAGCACCACGGGGACACCGGTTTACTACGCGATCCGCGGCGGTGACATCGTCCTCTTCCCCACTCCAGACAGCACCGGATTCGTGCTCAGGGTATCCCACTATCGAAAGCCAAGCACTCTCACCCCGGCGCAGCCGCTGGCATACGGAAACGTGAACAGCGTCAACGCTTCAACGGCGCAGATTGGCGTTGCTGTTCTTCCGTTCGACTACAGCGATCCCTTGAATCCTGTCGCGGTTGGCGGAACGGTCAGGATCGACATTGTAAGAACCGATGGGTGGTTTGAGCCAATCGTTGGCGACGTACAAGCTACCGTATCTGGCACGACATTCACCATCATCACCCCGTGCGTGCTGGATAGCGTGGTCGCCGGTGACAGGGTTCGAGTGTACGGCCAGAGCGAGTGGCCGGTTCTCCCTGTCGACTTCCACCGATGCGTTGTCGACGTTGCATCATCGAAGATTTTGATCCAGCGCGGATACCAGCAGAAAGCTGCGAACTTCGCCGGAGATGTAACGGCTGATCTCACCCGCTTCGAGAATCTCTATGGGAACCTCGTGCGAGAGGAGACGCGCAAGATCAGGGCGCCGTTGAACGTGCTCAGAAGGGCAAGGTTGCGATGAGCAAGCTTATTGTTACCAAGCCCCAGGGAATGATCACGGAGCCGAACAAGGCGGGCCAGTTCGCGGCCGGAGCCTTTGCGTTTAGTGAGAACGCGGCCATTCGCAGCTTCGGAACGGTGGAACAGGTTCCCAAGCTCGCCGCTTCTTCCGACTTCTCATTTCCCGCAAAGCTCGCGGGGGCTCTTTACGTCGTCACCGAAGGGCCGCTTACCGTTTACCTCGGGCAGTTTTACGACTCGTTTGGATTTCCATCCGACAGTTACTGGCAAGCGGTATGCGTTGTTTCGGACAAGTCTTCCGGCACGATCGACAACTACCAGCTCACCACTCCAATACCGCTAAGCTTTGCCGGCACGAACATAAGCCATTCTCAAGAGACCGGCGTGCTCCTCATGAGGGGAAGGTTGATTGTCACTGGCATGTTCGCCAGCTTCGCGATCGACTACTACAAGGCCCCTGGAGACACTCGCTACACGGCACATGGCCCTAGGTTTTGCGGAGTTCCTCAGCCTTCGATCTACTACCGTTCATACAGCGGAGTTGTGCCCGATGCCGAGGGCGGAGTTCTATCCGCCAACTCGCACATGTCCGCGTGCGCGCAGATCAAGATCACCCAGCCCGACGGATACGAACTTCTCTCTCCTCCGAGCGCGCCTTACGACTTCGCGAACCTGAGCACGGTGAACGCGCAGGTTCCTTCTGTGTGGGGAACGTTTTCCGCATCAAGCGCGTATCCAGACGCCGGATATGTGCACGAGATAATGATCTTCCGCACGAGATCCCAGTCGGTTGGATACAACTCTGGGACGAACAAATACCTCCCGGTCTCCACCGGGACAACGTTCTACATGTCCGCTCGTGCTCCGCGAACAGCCGGAAGCCTTTACCACTCGTTCGAGGACGGGACCATGGAGAACGCCCTCGGCGAAGCTCTGGTCACGAACACCGGAAGAGGAGGGGCGAGCGCGATCCCATTTCCTCCCGTCGAGTCAAAGACGGCCTGCTCGTTCAAAGGCCATGCCTTCTACGCGAACAGGGTTGAACCCGCCGTCATCACGATCTTGAACCCGTACTACTGGGGACCGATTTACCCAACGTACAGCTTAGCCATTCGCTCGAAAGGGATCGGCATAAGGTATGACAGCTCGATCACCGCGAATAGCACGGCTGTTTTATCCGGTTTCCCAGACACGACCGGCTACGTAAACGGCCTGAAGGTGTACGTTTACAGAACGTCTGACTCGGTGCTTCTCAATCCTCTTGGAAACAAGATCATCTCGAAGACCGCAACGTCGATAACCATTGACGCCGCTGTCTCGTACAGTGGTAGTGTTTTCACGGAGTGTCACGACACTATCGAGATCAACGGAACGGAGTACAGCGTAAACGTTTCTGCCACCAACTTCGTTGACTACTTCGTTCAGTCAAACGCAAGCATTGGCTACGGCACGATGGACATAACTGTGATCGGGCTCGAACCGCAGAAGTCCAACGCTTCAATCGTTGGCGTGTATCCAAGTTTCGTTCCTACCAGCGGCGTCGTGTTCCGCATGCGCGGCTCTCAAGACGCCTCGATCAGGGCAACGCACGGAGCCAACTACGCTCCGGTTCTCCCAGAGTACAATCAGACTCCGAAGGCGATCGTCGGAGTGCGCCAGCCAAACGGCTACGCATGGAGCGAGAACAATCAGCCTGAGTTTTGCCCGCCCAGCAACTTCGCCTTTGCCGGCTCAGGAGTCATCCACAAGATCATCAGCACGCGTGATTGCGTTTGGTTCTTCTGCAGTGATGGCCTGTACCGCCTGAGCGGCACGGGCGGATCGGTCGGCGACGGTTACGACTGGAACCTTGATCCCGTAGATAAGAACATCGACATTGCCGGACCAGACGCGGCGGTCGCGCACCGGGATATGGTCTTTGCGCTTACGACGCGAGGGTTTGTCTCGATCACAAGCGAGGGTGTGATCAGGGAGCTTTCCGATGGACGGATCAACTCGTCCGCAGCTCGCCAAGATTCGATCCCGAACAACGACTTTCTTGCAATGTCGTACAACGGCCAATCGAACCTTCCACCTGTCGTATCCGTGGATGAGTTGAACGATGACGTTTTGATCATGTTCAACGGAAACATCTGGGCGTACAACACAAAGACGGACACGTTTTGCAGGCGCAGGCCAAGCTTGTTTGTCAACGAGTCGCCTACGTTCATTGTCTACAACAAGATACTTCGCTCCCCGCTCTTCTGCTGGGCCGGAAGGACCACAGTAGCCATCACAGCGACAGACGGTAGCTACGAGAACATGGTCATAGGTTTTCAGCCAATCTTTGGGGCTGGAACCAATGCGCCACATACGATGAAGCACTGGCAAGACGTTACGGTGACATTCAGATCTCCCAACAAGTTTCAGTCTCTCTGCCTTCTTGAGAGCGATGCCCTTTCCACGTCTTTGTCTAGAACGATCCCAGCCGACACTACAACCCCACTTACACTCGCTCAAAGCCAAAACAAGTGTTCGATTGGGTTCACTGTTCCAAGGAACTTCCCAGCGGTTAGCAATGGGATCGTGTTGAAGTTCACCGTGTACGCAGCAAGCGGCTACAACTCCACCACCAAGCCCATTGCCATTGAGGCGATCAGCCTGAACTACATCGACTTTGTTGATCAGAGGCCGTACCGATGAAGTCCTCCATTCGCAACCGAACGTGGTCATCCGACGAGAAGGCGGACTCTCGATCTGTCGGAGAAAACTTCCGAGATATGGGATCGATCATGTCGTCCGTCGTGCCGATGAAGCTCGTCGAGATCAACGACTACGTGTACTCAACCGCTGATGGAATCTCGTTTTCAAGCGACGCGGCACCGTTTGCCGTCCTGAACGTTTACACCGCATCGGTGGATGGAACATGGCAGTCGACCGGAACGTCTGCAGACTGGTCATTTGGCGGGTCGACTGTCCGAGCGAAGTTCTCCGGCCTGAACAATGGTCAAAAGTACTCGACCATTAGATTGTTGGTGATCGGCTAATGGCTACCGACTTCTCATCCTACCTTCTAGAGTCGATGACTCCGCAGCAGCAGGCGGATACCATCGCCAAGATCCAGGCCGAGCAGGACGCCAACGGCGGTCACAACCTGCAAGCTCCGGAAATCCAGCAGGCGCAACCCTGGACTCCGGAGAAGGTCGCTCAATACAAAGCTGAGGCGAAGTCGGAGTACGACGCCGCATGGAACAAATCCCTCAGCGAGGGAAGGGACCCGTCACACGACCCCGCGGTGATTGAAGCGGCGCGCGTGCTGAATGACAAGGTTACCGGCGCAGACAACGTTGGCGCGTACGGCGGATCTGGCGCTGGTCCAATGAGGACCACGACCACGCCTGGCGTGCAGAACCAAAACAACATCATCGGGGCAACGACAAAGCGCAACGCAAACGCCATCTCTGGCTTGCAGGGGACAGCCGACGCTACGCTTGCAGCGAATCGAGCCGAGCTTGCAAGGCAGGGCGGGATCATCGACTCGATGGATCCCGTGTACGGCGACTACGTCAGCCAAACCCAGGACCTTGCCACTCAGCTCGGCAGGTCTGCCGGCGCGGCCAACGGGGCGTCGACCCAGTCTCTGGCCGCCTACACATCCGGTCTGCGCGATCTCAACTCACGCAACGATGCGGCGATTTCAAGCCTTGGCGGCGTCTACGACAACCTAAGCACCCCGCTTCAATCCACCGCGAACATCGCAGACCCGCAAGCTCTAGCCGCCCAGCAAAACGCACTGGGCATGCTTGGAAGCACGGCGGCCGGCGGTCTCGACTACACCTCGGTCGCCGCCTCCGCCTACGCCGATCCCAAGTACACAGCCATGCGAGACGAGGGTCTTTCCGACCTTCGCGGCGTGTCACGTGGCTCAAAAGATGTCCACGTTGGGCAGGAGGACCCTGCCGCCTACGCGTCTGCCATGCAGGCGCTGATGAAGGCTGGGAGCCTCACTAATCCTGGCGTCACGGCTGCCGAGCAGCTCATCTACGAGAAGGCGCGCCAGGACCAGGAGATGCAAGAGCGGGGGCTTTCGTCTGCCAGGATGAGCGACCTGCGCCGGCGCGGGATGGCCGGAGGAGGCGCGGAGCTCACGCAGAACGCGCTCGACAGCGCCAGGATCTCGCAGGACCGCACCCTCACCGACTTGGGCGCAGCGGCTGGAGCCGTCCAGCGATCGAACCAGATGCTGCAGCTGCAAGGACAGCTCGCCTCTGGCCTCAACGCCCAGGGCAACCAACTCGCAACGTCCAACGCCGACAGGCAGCTCGCGGCCCTTGGCCTGTTCGAGACGGGCGCTGAGCGAGCTCAAGAGTCGAGCTTCGACCAGACCTACAAGCGCGGAGTCGCTGCCGACACGGCCAGCGCGAACAACCAGCAAACCAGACTTCAGGGTCAGGTTGGCTACGCAAACCAGGCGAACACCATGCAGGATGACGCGTTTCAGCGTAACTCATGGAAAGACTCGTTCGACCAGAAAGAGCGGGATGCCTTGTGGGGTCGCACCACCGACAAAACCGCCCTGACACTCAATGCCAACTCGCAAAACTCAAACAACATGAGCAACATCTTCTCTGGAGAGCAGGGTGTCATCAATGGCAACTACTCTCGTGACAAGGATGTGATCTCTGCTGTCGACCTTGCGAACACACGCAAGGTGCAAGGCGCAGATAAGCAAACCGATCGACGCCTCGGACTGAGCGGAGAGACGATCGGAGTGAACAACAGCGGACTGCAGAACGATGCCAGCATCGTTGGCATGACGATCGGCAACAACACGTGGAACGGAACCAACCTGATCAAGAACGATCAGGTAGCCATGGGCAGATCCGATGCCAACAAAGCTGCGATGGACGCTGAGCTAGCTGCCGCGGACCAGCAGGATCGGGCAGATAGCGAAGGTATCTTTGGCCTGCCAATCATCGGTTCGAGGAAGGGCTTGCTCGGAGGCTTTGGCATCGGTCAAGAGTCTCTCGACGACAAGAAGGCGGCGATCAGAGCCAAGTACCAAGGGCAGGGCGTGTAATGGCCTCACCGTTCGATTACAACACCGACCCGCTGGATCCGGAGGAGCAGGAGCGCGAGCGCCAGGCAGCGGTTTCCGCGCTTGCTGCTACTCCAAAGCCTCCGGAGCCGTCCGGAACTCCCGACCCGTACGACATGGACTTCACGCTCACGGATCGAAACGATCCCGTCGAGCTCAGCACCCCGGACAAGCCCTACGATCCGGGAAGCGTCGACATGTCCGGCATCGCGGACCGGCTCTACCAGCTGGACGAACAGCCTGGCGTGCAGGACCCAAAGGCCATTCCGAAGCCAGACGAAGAGCGCGTCGCCCAGGCAGCGAAAGCCTTGGCTGAAACCACGATGAACGAGCCCGGCACCGAAGCTCCAAAGAAGCCTGACATGGTCGGTCAGGCTGCGGCCGCACTTGCTGCAACACCTCCGCCGCAGGCTGCATCACCCGCGAAAGAAAAGCCGCAGGGTGTTCCCGATCAGGTTGATCCGCTCGACGCTCTCAGGGCCAGAGGAGACGAGGAGAAGCGTAAGGCCATCGAGATGCTTGGCGAAGAGCCGAGCGTGAATGGCTGGGCCTTGCTCGCTGACGTGGCGTTCAACAAGGGGCACGGCATCCCTAACTTGCTCAGCCAGGTTGATGCCGACAAGCGCGCATACAGGCAGCACGTGGCGCAAGCGGCGCTCGGCAAGGGCGCCAGCGGCGATCCGGTAAGTCAGTACCTTGCCATGGATCGGATCAAGGCAACGAGAGAGCGTGAGGAGCGCTTGAACGAGACGGCCGCCGAAAAGAAAGCCCGGCTGGAAGCTCAAGACGCGGCCAGCGCTGCCAGTCGCGAGAGCATGATCAAGATGCTTGAGAACAACGGTGTTCCGCCTGAAGAGCTCGATATTTACAGAAATCTCACTGACAAGGGTTGGAATGCCGCGCTGCCGACCATTCGACATAAGCTCAATCTGTCTGAGCCGATGGTCAAAGCAGAGGGTCACGCCGCAGAGGTGAAGGCGGCTGGGCGAGCACGCGGCGGAGTTCTTGGCGAGGGCGAAGTGTCGGACGTAAAGGCCGAGACGGCTCGAAAAGTTCGACGCGGCCAGGTTCAGGAGGAGATGGCACTTCTTCCCGACAAGCCGATGACTCCTCAGCAAGCTCAGGAGCTGGAACGTCAAAAGGCGCGCGATGCCGCCACCGACGAGAACAATCGACTCAACCGCGAGCACCAGCTTCGACTCGAAGCTGAGGCTAAGGCAACCAGATCCGCCGCGCACCGTCAGACGTTCATGAAGAGCGTGGAGAAAGCCGCGCCGGTTGCGTTCGAGATTCAAAGGGCAGAAGATCTAATCGCTGCCTACGAGAAGGAAGGCAAGACGGTTCCAGGAATCGGCATAACAGGCCACGACAACCCGATCGTCGAGTCTGGATACACCCCGCAGCTCGTTCGAGATGCTGCTGTCTACATTGGCGGCGCATCAGGAGATGACGACATCAAGCTCGGCGCTCTGGCTGCAACTCAGGTGCGCGGAGTCCTATCGAACTTCCAGGACGACTTGATTCACAACCGTTCTGGCGCAGCGTTCTCAGCGACCGAGGAGCAGCGCAACGCGATCAACGCAGGCACGCGTCCGGGCGCACCGATCGAAGCCGTCAAGATCGCTCTCAAGACCATGCACGACATTGTGCAGAGCAAGATCGGCGGTTTTGCTTCCGTATCTCCGAATGAGGCTCATGATGTAATGCAGGGCATGGGACTTCGGCCCGACAACTGGGGATCCGCGCAATGGAACCCCAAGGCTCAAGTCCAGCAACTATCCGCGCCAGCCGGGGCCGGGTCAGAGGGCCTGGCACCCGGTCAGAGCGTGGTACGCGGTGACAGTGGAGAAGCCGTCATCGACTACCCGGAGCGCAATGCCGATGCGGCGGCAGCGGCGGCAGCTTCGCCGTATGTCGACGGCTCGGAGGATCCAAACCAAGACGCGTTTCATCCTCCCAAGTCGAGCAGGCACCCAATGAAGCCTGCAAACCTGTCAGCCGGAGATCTCGGTGTCGCGCCAGCTCCAATGCCGACATCGAGTCCGGAGAAAACAAAGGCGCTCATCGAGGACAGAGGCAAGACGTTTTCGGTGATGGTGAAGGTAGGCGGAAACTGGCGCCCCAAGAATCTTACGCAGGCACAAATAGCTGACATCGAGGCACGCGGCGTGGAAGTGAGGATGCAGTAGATGTCCGACTACGAAGATCTTCTGAAGGAGCTTGGAGAAGACTCCTCCTCGCCTAACGAGACGGTTGACCCCGCGTCAGTGTCAAACTCCGCTGATTCTCCACCTCCAGCCGCCGCACCCGCACCTGATGAAAGGCCCGCATGGCTCCAAGGGCTTGATAGCCTAAGAAGTAGCGTAAGAGGCGGGCTTGGTCTCAGCACTGACAGAGAAGCGGAGTTGTCGGATACCAAGCGTCTTACTGGCGACTTTGAAGTTCCTAACGATTTCAAGGTTCGACTTCCAGGCGCAGGCCCTTCTGTTGCTGACACCGCATCCGTTGCCCAACAGCTTGAGAGTGGAGCGGCCGGCGGGGTGCATGGCCTGTCCATGGGCGCAGACAGATCGATCCCGAGGGCCATCGAGAACAGCGATCTCCCTCCAGACGTTGTGAAGCGCGCAGCGGCGGCACTTCGAGGTTGGAGCGAAGAATCGGAACGGAAGGCTCCAAACGCATTCCACGGCGCGGATACCGTGGCAAGCGTGCTGCAACCTGCAAACAAGGTGCTTGCGGGCGCGAAGTTCGGCATGACCGGCGGGCGAGCGATTGCTGGCAACATTCTCGCCAACACAGTAACCGGAGGAGCGCAAGGTTTCTCTCGCGCTTATGGAGACACCGGAGACGTAGACAAGGCGTTCGACGCCTCGAAGACGGACGCAATGCTATCCGGCGCTGGCTCCCTACTCGGCGCGGGGGCTGTGGGCTATGGGACAAAGCGAGCTGCCGCGCTCAGGGAACCCGGAGCCATGGCCGACCGCGAAGCTTTGCGGGTGAATGCGCTGCTCAAGTCGTCTGGTCTCAGCGACGCAGAGATCGATGCGATCAAGGCAAAGCCCGAAGTGCTTCGGCAGACCGTCGAAGAGGCCGAGCGGTTGCTTGCTCAGCATGGACCGCAGCCGGTGAACAAAATGGGTCGGCTGGCCGGAGAGGTAGTCGACCAGGTTCGGGCAAAGAAGGAAGCCGCCGCCGCAGCTCTCACCGAAGCTGGCGCTACGGCCAATCCGCAGGACGTGGCCGATCAGCTGATGTCCGTGGCGGAAAGCCGCTACCCAGGACACGTCGAGGGCGTTCCAACGTCCACGCGGAAATACAACGAGATGAAGTCGGTGGCCGACGAGTATTCCGGCATGCCGAAGGAGCTTGTCCAGGACGAGTACCTGCCGGTCGAAGCCAAGGCCGTTCCGCCACCTCCTCCTCCTCGAAAGCCTTCTGCTGTGCCGCCTCCGCTGCCCAGCAAGAGCCCCGCGTCCGCGGCTCCACCCTCGGGCGCGGGGGCCATGCCTCCTGACCCTGTGGGAGCGCTGTCGGAGCTCGAAGCGGCGGACATCGACCGGGCCGATCCGTACTCCGCCGTCGAGAAGCTGGCGGCGCTGGACGAGGCCCGCAACCCGCTGCCGCCGGAGCCCGGAGTCACGCAGCTGTCGGATGCGGACCTGACAGAAGCTCGTCCGAGCGCTCACTACCAGCCGCCGCCGCCGCCCCGCGGTGATGTTCCGAGCGCTCGCTACCAGCCGCCGCCGCCGGCAGAAGTTCCGCCGCCTGCCCCGAAAGTCAGCGCGCGCGCCGCGCCGCGGATCAACGTGCCCGTTCCCGACCAGCCAGACGCGATCGATGCGCTGGCATCGCAGGGAAGGGCGAACGTTCCACCACCCGACGACATCGGCGCGCTCATGGAGCACGACATCATCTCGCAGAAGGTAGCGTCTGGTGAGCTCGACCCCGCCGTGCTGGCAGAGTTCGAGTACCAGCACGGGATGGAGCGAGGAGATATCGGAGGGCCACCGCTTCCGCGCCCAAGCGCCCGGTACCAGCCTCCGGGGCCGCCAACGCTCGAACAAGGACCGCTGCAGAAGCCCGTGTCAGCAAGGTACCAGGAGCCTCCCATCGGGGAGGAGCTTGGCCCTTTGCAGAAGCCCGCGTCAGCCCGATACACTCCGCCCGCGCCGACTCCCCGGGCTCCAGCGCAGCCGCCTCCGCCACCTCCGCCGCGCGCAGCGGCGCCAGTTCCCCCCGGAATGGAAGCTCCGCCACCTCCGGATATGCTCCCACCAGCCGCTGCCCCGCGTCCCGCGGCACCGCCTCCGCTCCCGCCTCGCCAACCCCCCGAGCAAATCGTTCAGGGCACGGTGGGCGATCCAACCTACAGCGTGGGAGGGACGGCAGGGGTGCCGTTCGATCACATGTACCACGACGCTCGCGCCATCGGCCGACCGATCGGGGTCAACTCCGTCCCGAGCGTGCGCAACGAATACCTGCGCGATGAGTACGCCGCCGTCGACCATGCGATGGATATCGGCGCCGAAAACGCCAGTCCTAGCCTGGCCGCGGACTGGTCCGTGAACAAAGCCCGCGAGCACGCGGCAGGGTTGCTCGCGGACGCAGGTCAGCGCACGGCGAATCAGGCACCGCCCAAGCTGTTCAACATGCAGGACAACAAGCTCGGTTACATCCTTGGCGGCATCGGAGGAGTGGCCGGTTCCTTAGTCGGAACACCGGCCCTTGGCGGCGCCGCAGGCATGGCTGGCGGCTACTGGCTTGGCCAGCATATCCAACCCCGAGCGAACGCCTACCGGGCCCAGTGGCTGAGCAAAGACACGGCCGCGATGATGGATCGCGTCGCTTCATACGGAAGGCTGCCCGTTGCAAGCACGGTAACGTCGGTGCACGACTCGATCAGACCATCCACCGGCAGCATCCCCGGCATGCCCACGGGGATCACACTCGGCCGCGATGTCAAAGCGGCTATGCAGGCTGACCCGAGCTCGTTCATGCCTTGGGCAGACGACTACTCGAAAGACAAGACAGACGACGATCGCGCAGCGACAACGGAGCGACTTTATCGCACCGACAAGCGCTTCGCGGAGGATGTTTTCCCGCTGATCATCAGCAACGGAGGCCGTTAGTGGCAGACATAGTAAAAAATCAGCAACTGCTTGGAGCAGGAAGCGCGGACGCTAGCGGTTACACCGTGCAGGTTTCTCAGTGCAACAAGCTAACGATGTCGGTGTTCGTGACGGTGACGGCGGCTACGCTCGTCGGAACCGTGGCGCTCACGGGAACAAACGACGACGCGAGAGCGCTCGACATCACGCCTTTGTCGCTTCCGACTTTGGCGACAGGGAAAGAGCTGTCGGTTCTTCCGACAGGGTTCACATTCACTCCAACCACTGGCCTTCTCGCCGTCTCTTCGCCGGCAATCGGGACGTACGAAGTGATATTGTCCTACTCGGATTTTCCGAAGTGGATCAGGCCGGTGTATGACTTCACTTCGGGCGGCGGGACTGTGTCCGTCAGCGCGACAGTGAGCGCATGGAGCGTGTAGTATGCTTGGCCAAGGCGCAGCCATTGCGAAACGACCCCCGCACGCGTCGGGATCGACAGAGACTGATGGATCGGCAGATCCGATTGCCATCGAGCCAACCGTTGCGGTGACAGCGGTGAGCACCGCCGCGGCACTGGTCTTGTCGGGAGGAATCCCGATCGGTGGGTGCTGGGTGACGTTTGTTGCCGACACCGATTGCTTCATCCACTTTGGGCCGAGCTCGTCTCTTCCCGCAGCTTCGTCGACCGTGTCGTGGCCCTTGGCCGCTGGCGTGGAAAAGGACTACTGGTGCAACGAAAAGGACCAGTATTTCAGAGTGATCAGAAAGACGGCCGACGGGATACTCCGCCGCGCACGAACAAATCTGTAGGGCTCTTAGTGTGTATTTCTCCGGGATGAGAAATAGACGTGAGAAATGGCAACAGGTTGGGGCCGGCGATACCGGCAGAAGATGCAGCAGTGGGCGGTTCTCGGGACCGGCACCTTTGAGTCAATGTTCGCCGGGCTGGACACGAACACGTCGGTGAATGACGACGGTTCAAACGTCACAGCTGGCACGACAGAACCAAGCTCCACCGGCGGCTACGCGCGCCAGGCAATCAGCTGGGCGACGCCCGCGAGCGGTGCGCTCGACGCGACCGTTCCGGCGCTGAACAGCGTGGCCATCAGCTGGACGTCCTCGGCGGCATGGTCGACAGCGGCAACCACGCTGAAGGTTCTGACCATCTGGAACACAGCGACGCTGTCTCCGACGACTGAAGCAACGTTCGTCGGGCGCGCGGCGATCGCCGTTCCGCAGGCAGTGAACGCCTCCGGAATCACGTTGACCGTCGCCATCAGCGGCTTGTCCATGGGATTCATCTCCGCATGAATCCTGCTACTCCAGAGCAACCGCCCATCCTCTTTACAGAGAACGAGACGGGCGAGCGCGTTTCTGTCACCTCGATCTTCGTTTGGGGAGACGAGAACAAGCGGATGCACGTTGCGAGGTACGCCTCTGGCAGGGCGTTCCTTGTCGACGATTCCGTATTGAACCTTCACTTCACAATCGTTTCTCCGCAAGAGGTAGTTCTCATGGCCTTTGGCCACGGAGACAGGCCGACGGCAAAGCAGCGAGAGGCCGAGCAGCATGGCGGGGTTCACTCGATCGTTTAGAGGTACGCTGATCAAGTTCGTGGCGAATCAGACTCCTGGTTCGCCTCCAACTACCATCTACGCCGGGTTCTCGACAGCGAACCCCGGTGACGATGTCAGCGCGATTGCGGAGCCAACGATCGGAACGGGAGGCTATGCGCGACAGCTGATGTCGTTCTCTGCCTACTCCGCGCCAGCAGCCGGCGCCACCACGTTTGTCGCAAACTCCGCGACAGTGACATGGGGCCCGAGCTCGGCGGCGTGGTCGACCGGGGCAACCCCACTCACCCACATCGTCTACTGGACCGCCAGCACCGGAGTCACCGAGGCAACGTCAGTGGCATACGGAGCCATCAGCCTGCCTTCGCAGGTGTCTGCGGCTGGAATCTCGATCACCGCACAACCTGGAGCGCTGCAGCTCCAACTCGCACCGAGCTGATCCATGGGAACAATCGTCCACGACTTCGACGCGCCAGCTGGATACAACTCCGGGACGGGCGTCAACGAGCTCTACACGCCTGCGCTTGGGCAGAACGGCCCGACTGGTTGGCGTTACCTCGGCAGCGACACGACCAGAGCTATCACCTATCCGTTTCGTGCTGTCGGCTACGTCAGCGGCAACATCACCGTCGCCATCGACTGGTATGCCGAGACGCTCACTGCTGGCACGGTGACGTGGGAAGTATCGCTGTCAGCGCAGAACCCAACCGGATCGGCAGAGAGTGCGGAGGCGCCCGCAAATGCCACCGTGGTCAGCGGCTCGGGGACGATTTCATCCACCGCCAAGGCTTCGGTTCGCACAACGATCACCATTCCGCAGGCATCGGCGGACGGCCTTTCCGCAGATTGGCTCGCGTATTTGCGAGTCGTCAGGAACGACGCTACCGCGGACGCAACGATCAACCACCGAGTCTCGGTGAGCTACTCGGACTCGTTGAACAGCGTCAACGGCCCGGTAAACTCGGTGACCGGCAACATTGCCACGTGGTCTGGCACTGCCGGAAGCGCGTTATCCGACTCCGGCATCCTCGCGTCGGCAGTTGCCATATCCACAGAAACGCCTGGCTCATCCGTCAACGGTGAGATTGTCGTGTTCGCCGACACCGGCGGAAGAAACGTTGTGGGCAGCGGCACAACGCTGGCCAGCGTGGTTCGTAACAGTGGCCCGTCCGTCACAGATGGTAACGTCACCAAGTTCTTCGGAACCAGCGGACTGGACATACGAGACGCAGGATATGCCGCTACAGCCGTCGTGAACGTAACGTCTCCTTTGTCGGGCGATATTCCGCAGTGGAACGGTTCGTCATGGGTTCCAAAATACAAAAAGACGGTAGTCATCTCCGCGTTCACTGTCACGTCTACAACCCTAGCAGACGTAACAGGTATGACGTTCACACTGCCTCGCGCAGGCAGCTACAGGTTTGTGGTAAATGGCGCAATATCCACAGTCACAACAGCGCAAGCGCTGCAGTTTGCTGTGAACTACACTGGCACCGTCACTGGCGTTGGAGCTTCTGGTGTTTGGACGACTCCCGCGAGCGGCTACTTCGCCTGGATTGTTCAGACCGCGAACAATGCAGTAGCGAGTGCGACCACTGCGGGAACAGCTGCAGCAAACGCAACGCAAATGATGAACTTCGGCGGCGGAATAATCGTGTCTACAGCGTCCGGTACGCTTTCGTTCCGCATGTTGCGGCCAACGGCAAGCGGCACCACGACATTGCTTGCTGGTGCAAGCATGGAAGTGAGCGAAGTCTGATATGGCAATGCCAGCAACATCACTAGCAAAGTACAAAGAGGTTCTCCAAGCGATCATCGACCATCACAACACGCGTCTGGATGGCGTGGACACGATGGAGTGGGACGCTCATCTTACCGTCCTGACCCAGCGCGCAGCGGCGTACAACACGATGGTCCAGTACGAAGGCTTGCTGAGCACGCTGCCTGCTGAGTAGGTAGATATATGTCCTACGGTTTAGACGTAAGCAGCTACTGGGTGGGGCTTTCATCCGCTGGAACATCCATCGGAAAGGGAGGCACTCCGCACACGATCAGTACGCTGTTTCGCGTTTGGGCCGTAGGAACGACTGGTGAGGTTGAGCTCTGCTCTCTCCTCTGCTTTAACTTCGACACGGTTCTCGGATCTGGAAACGGCGAGAGCATATCGCTGGACACATCCGGCCGGCTGATAGCGCGCATCTCAGCCGGCGGAACATCCCAGACGATCATTGGCCCCACGCTGACAGTGGGCACCGGAAAGTCTTACTTTGCCGCGCTTTCTCGCGACGGTTCTGGCGTATACACGCTCTATTGGGGATCTTACGGCGCGGGCGAACGTGTCGTCTCGGCTGGCACGACCACGTTTTCAAATGTATCGGCAAGAGCCGCAAACCTTGACTACGTTTCAAGCCAAACGTGGAACACGTCAGGGTTCGATGTAGAGGTTGAGTGGGACAGCGTCTTCGACTCAAACCTAAGCATACAGTCACTCAACACGCTCCGCTCCGCCCCTGACTCCGACACGCGGCAGGCCAGGACGCTCTCAACGTTTCCGCAGCGCAGGAACTGGGATCCCGATCTTCAATCCGGCGGAGCCGACGCGCACGGTGTTAGTCTTCTAAGCAACGTTACGTTTGGGTTCCCGATCCAAATCGTCCAAGCGCGCGCAAAGCACCACCGCATTGTACGCAGGCTCGTATCGCCGGCCGGCGCGATCACCGCTACCAGCACAGCAACGATCACGAGGGTGTCGTCCACGCTCGGGATGACGCTCCCGATCACGGCAACCGGATCGGCATCAACTGCTGGCACCGCATCCGTTTCTGGCGTCGCCCCGCTTGCCATCGTTGGCACCGCATCCACGTCGACGTCCGGCGCGGCATCCATCGCGGCGACCTTCAACTTCTCTGCCAACAGCTCCGGATCTGCCACCACATCGGCGACTGCCAACGTTGTCGTCGGCAGCAAGGGCACGGGCTCTGCCAGCACATCCGGTACAGCGACAGTAGGCATCTCGTTTGCGTTTGGCATCGCCGGCACAGCGTCGTCCTCGACAGCAGGCGCGGCCAATGTCGTGGTCGGAAGCAACGCAGCCGGCGGCGCGAGCACATCCGGCGCGGCGAACGCGGCAGCATCGGCGTCCCTCGGTGCATCAGTCGGTCAGACCAGCACGACGGCGAGCGCTGCACTGTCCTCGACGGCGTCTCTGGCGAGCTCGGGGTCGTCCTCCACCTCCGGCACCGCGACCCAGCAGGTGGTCGTCACGGAGCCGGGAGCAGGCTCCGCGTCCACGTCCGGCTCTGCAGCCGTGTCCGCGTCCGCAGCGCTAAGCGCGGCCGGCGGGGCAAGCACGAGCTCCACGGCGGCAGTTTCGGCAGCGGTGGCTGTCAACGCAGCCGGCGGAACCTCGACCGGCGGCACCGTCCAGATGCTCGGGACACTCGTGCTCATCGCAAGCACGAGCACGAGCGGCGCGGCACAGAACACTGTCTCAGTGGCCGAGTCGGCCGGCGGCGGAACAAGCACGTCCGGCGCGGCGACCGTCGGCTGGTCGACCAACATAGCCGCTGCCGGCGCCGCGAACACCAACGGTTCGGCAAACCCGACAGGGTTCACCCCGATCCCGTCTACCGGCGGGTCGAGCACGTCAGGAACGGTAACGGGTCCTGCCCGCGCGCTGGTCACCCCGGTTTCTGGATCTGGAACTACATCCGGATCTGTATCCATCTTCCAGACCACAGCAGCCGTTGCAAGCAGTCAGACCACTGGCAACTCTGTCATGGTTGCAGCGGCTCAGATTTCTGCAGCTGGTAGCGGCACAACAACCGGATCTGCTGTATTCTTCGGAGTGCTACCACCAAGCTCCGGGTTCACCGGAGGTGAATCGGCGCGGAGTAGGGTGGAAGTCGCGGCGGGTGCAACCCGGCGCAGGATACGGCAGTAGGCACTTAGAAGTAGTAGGTGAGCAGTATGAATCCCGAGGTTTTGCGCACGGGTCTTTACGCGCTTGGCTCGGTTCTGATCTTCGTCGGTGGGTTTGACGACATCCTCAAGAGCGCGGGCCTTCCCGTTCTTGGCTTGCTGTCTCCGTCCATCGCGAAGCTGATGGCAGTGGCTGGCGCTGCTATCGTTGGGTACGCCAAAACGGCCAAGCGGCTCGGAGATTTCCGACTGCAGGACGTGAGCGACGCTCTGCGTGACACGCTTGCTCCGCCCAAGCCGGCGACGGTTGAGGTTGAGAAGGTCACCAAGTAATGGACGAGACGCTGAGCGAGAGGTTGCTTGGGATCGTGGACGCGATGACCGTCTGCGTCTCGACGATGCTCGCTCAGTGCGCCGGGTCCAGGTTGAAGCCCGAAGACATGGACGTTCTCCGGCAAGCGCTTGAGCTCTACGTGCGCGCCGCAGCGCTCGAAGGGGCGAGGGCTGCCCCGAACACCTCGTCCGAGCTCGTATCTGGCGAGCTCGCCGCGCGCAGCAACTCCGGACTTCGCGTCACCCAGCAGATCACTCTGCTGAATCTGCCTGCGATAGTTGTGGAGTAGTGCTATGGGGCCCACATGGACCCCCAGCAGTACACCTTTGACGACCCGGAAGAGATCACGCGCCTCATGTGGCGCACGTCGCGTCGGCGATCAGACCCGAGTGAACGAACCGATCCACGCCGTGTGCAGCCCGGCGCAGGCCACCAAGGCAACGGCGCCGTAAAAATACTGCGGCCACCTTCTCATGACGTACGAGAGGGCGGGACTGATCATTCCAAGAAACCCACCCGGAGACTTCGCCCCATCAGAAGGTGACGCGTTGGTGCTGGAAGCTTGCGACGCAACCCGTCAGCGAAGCATGAAGTCTGGGTGTTTATCGTGCTTCGTGTTGTCGCGCACAACCACCAGGCTGCCGCGGAAGACCAAGTGCTTTCCGCTGGCCGCGCCGGCTGAGTAGTGCAGCCTGGGAATCACGTCGTAAAGCAAATCGGCGTAGGCCGCCGAGCACACGGTAATCGTCCTGCTCGCGTCGAGGCTAGAAGCGAGCTCGTTCGCGTCGGCGTACGTTCGAATGCAATCGCAGTGATCCATTGTGTGATTTCCTCGCGTGGACGAAGAAGCGTCCGGCTCTTGGTCGGCGCCGGACGCTCGCGACAAAACTAACGCCTCAGAACGGAATGTCATCATCGTTCAGCGAATCGGTTCCGTTTGGGTCCGGACCGTAATCAGGCTGCTTGCTCTTGTGCAAGTCTTCCTTGTGATCGCCAGATCCGGGTTTGCTGTCCATCAGCAGAACAGATCTGGCATTGATCTCGGTGCTGTAGCGCTTTGCTCCGGCCTTGTCCTCCCACGTTCGCGTCTGGATCTCTCCCTTGACGAGAACCCGCGAACCCTTCGATAGCACCTTCGCCAGGCCGTCAGCGCGCTTTCCCCATACGACTACCGTATGCCATTCGGTTCTGTCCTTCCACGTGTCACCTTGCAGGTAACGCGTGGTTGTCGCGAGTCGAATGGTGAGCACGCTTGTCCCAGAACCTGTGGCGCGAAGCTCTGGATCCTGTCCAAGGTTACCGACCAGCAACGCCTCATTGATCCCTTCCATCACATACTCTCTTTCTTGAGCCGAATAACTCCGACCCCCGACTTCGGCCCAATCTCGATCTCGGCGATGAAGTACTCTCCGCACGCCCCAAACTTCCTGAGCTCCCTTGGAGCGTCAGGATCCTTCCAGCGAATCCGGTGCCTCACCAGCACCGGCGGATCCTTCTTCGTTTCTTTCTTTGGCACGCATCCTCCTGCATTCCGAACACAACCAAGGCTTTTCCACGATCGTATCCATCCTCCAGACAAGATCGTGGCACCGGCTACACGTTACGCCATCACAACCCGCGGATTGATTCTTTGGTGACAATGTCCACCCCAGGCGGAAGCGCGGTGATGGCATGCGCTTCCGCTTGTGCTTTGGAAAGACCGGACTCGACCAGTCTCTTGGTTTCGGCGAGCCACCGCTCTTTCAGCGCCGTCTTATCGGGAGCGTATGAAACGCGAACAAACTCTGGATGAGAATCATGCATGGTGATCGCCCATGCGTCACCCACCTGCACTGACTTCGATTGCACGAGCGTCACGTTCCCGAAGCTCGTGCTGACCTTTCGCGTGCCAACGGCGTACATGCTGTCGACAACACGCTCCCTTAGCGAGTCGATCTTGCTGTACAAACGATCTGATCTCTCCCTGAGCAGCGCTGCCTGGTCTTTGAGACTCTTTGCCTGTGCTTCTATCACCGGGACGATGGATCGGTACGCTTCGATCTTGTCAGCGTACAGCGCCGCGGCCTCTTCCACCGCGTCAACCGTCTCACCTCCGCTCTCCTCCATTGCATCTAGGAACCTCGCGACAATAGACGCGAGAGATGGCTTCTCCACCGTCGGCTGGCTGTGCCACTCCGTGGATTCTCGGACGACCTTCTTCGGCCACACCTCCTTGACGTTGTGATCGGAGTCGAAACTGTCCTCCTGATTCTCCGTCAATCCCCTGTCGTAAGACCACATCCAGAACCTTCCCGAGGTGGATCGTCCTACGTAAGCAACGTGCATGTTCCATCTGCGGACGCCAAGGCTAGACTCTTCGACCGTTGTGATCACATCTCCCGTGGACAGCTCTACGTCCGATCCGACGCGAGACATCCTGTGAAAGTCAGCGTTTAGCGCACCGATGAGAGCGGCCTTCTCCTCATCGGCATTCATGTCAGCGGCTTCTTTCGTTATGGCTGGTCACCGTTCTTTCTTGCTTCGAAAACCATTTCGCACAGTGCCAGTCGCCTGTTTACTTCTTCGCTCTCCCCCAGTCGCTCTAGGTGAGCGATGAGCGCAACCAACTGCTCGTCAGTCAGGTCGACAACCCGCTTTCCCCGCGTGTCAGGGTGAACGGACTTCCCGACCTCGCCATTGGAGATGTTCCAGTTCGGAAGGTTTCTCTCTTTCACCAGATATCCGGACACCGTCCGAATCTCTCTCTCAAGCCAAGACGAGAGCTTCACGAGCTTGTCCTTGGCTTCCTGGTCTTGAGGAGGAACCTCAAGCTTTTGCTTCGTTGACTCAAGCTGGTGCACCATGCCCCGGCAGTACGCCGAAGCCTCATCGTCGGTCAGTTCAGACAGCAAAGCTCCGTGATTCTTGAGCTTGCTGTTTTTCACACGCGGGACAGCGATCGCCGGGGACGACTGCGATGCCGCCTTGCTTTCGCTGTTCCCGCTTGAAGGTTGCGGGATATTGTCCCGCTCCGGCTCCGGCTGACCCTTTACAGGGATGCAGAAGGTGTTCACCAAGAAGTTCTTGTACGCATAAGAACCTGATTTTCCGGATGACTTATCGCTACCGTCTACACCTTCCCCGATCCAACGGATCGTTACGAACGATCCGTCTTCAACGCACACGATGCGATATTCGATCGTTAGCAACGCAACCGTAGTAGTCGTGGTGTACTTGTTATTTCCCGATCCTTTCTCGACATCGTACCTCTTGTACTCAACGTCGACCACGGACGGAAGTATCACTATCCCTGCAGCCGTCAGAATCGCGTTCGCTTCCGGTAGCACATCATCAATGCTCCGGTACGCTCGCTTTGAGCCTCCGCCAAAGTCGGCCATGCTGTTTTTGGGGATCCCGACGCGACCGAACGCAGCTTGCGCCTCCAGCATGCAAGAAAAGATACCCCTAGGCTTTTCTGAAGTGACAACCTGATCCGTCATGACGAGCGCCCCTTTCTGCTCGTGCCCTTGTCCGATCGCGTCTTGCGCTCTGACACCGATAAACCAAGCTCGGCAGCCTTGCCTTTGAGTCTGGCAATCTCTGCCTGGATCAGAAATGCCACCGTCTCGTCGACAAGAGCGCGCAACGCCGCCAAATCGTCGATCTGCTCTTCGGCTGTGTCCTTGCCAGACGCTTCCTTCTTCGCGATTTCCAGCCAAGACCGAACGGTCACCATCATTCCGGCAGTCTCGATGTCGTACTCGCGCGGGGTAGACACCTCTGTCGTTTCCGCGGGAACATCCCACGCAGGGTCCAGCTCCGCCGCCTTCCACTCCTCCGATCTCCCGTCGCGCTCGGACAGCATGGTCATGTGCTTGTCCCACTCCGCATTGCGACGATCCGCTTCTGCGGCCGCCTCTTCCTCAGCCAGCCTCTCGCGCAGCTGACGATCCTCCCGATCGTTCTCCGACTCGGGGCCGTCCGGCACATCCCCCGGATCAGCCATATGTTGATCTCGCGTCATGAAATCCTCCCGTTCAGAACCCCTGTTGTCTCGAACGCGACTGGAACCTACTCACGAGGCAACGCAAAGTCAACGCTATTTGCGTATTTATTTTCGAGCTACGTTTTCATGTGACGACGGTTGCAATTCGGTCATGGACCCATTACGTAAGCCGAGTATGAAGGTTCCGAATGATTACGAGGTAGGTAGGTTCGTGAGACAGCTGAAAGTGGGTAAGACATGGGCCGCCTTGGCACGTACCTCGAATCCCATTACCTCACTGCGCGTGTTCATGCGCGTTCACGGGCTGTCCCAAGAACAGATGGCGAAAGAGCTCAGGGTCTCTCAGTCGACGCTCAGCCTGTTGATGAGCGGGAAACGCGAGCCGAGCGAAGAACTGCGGGAGCGGCTCAGTACGATGTGCGAGATCCCGGAGTATGCTTGGCGACTCGCCTGAACGTCCCCCGGTCATCGCCTGGCGAGCGGTGAGCGGGGGGCGCTCTGGCCTAGCGGGACAACCCCTGATCCCGCGCTGGACGCCTCGGCGAAGCGCCCGGCGACGTGTAGCGGTACCACCCCAGACGCACGCGTTGCCGGGCGCGAGCCCCTAAGGAGGATTGGATGGCCACCACAAACGAAACGCCCGGCCGACTTTCATCGACCGGGCGCCACGAGCAACACACCAACCAGACCTTCTCTGTACCACCCCGTCCGGGGTAACCGCTGTCGAGACCCAACACCTCAACAGCGACCGAACAGGAGAACCAAGAATGCTTCAGTTACCAGTGTACGTCACGGTGAGCGCGTCCGCAACCCGGAGGATCCCATGAAGTCCTCCAAGGTCCCGTACAAGTTTCGGCCACTACCGGCCGAGCTCCCTCCGGCCTGGCGCAAGCTCTCGTTTCATCACTCGAGCGTCATGATCCGACTTTGGTCAATATCGGAAAACGGCACTCTTAACTCCTCCATCGATCTCCTGGTTCGGGACTTGGACTTGCCTTCGAAGTCGGACCGGGCCGCCGTTCAGTCGGCAGTGAACAAGCTCGTAAAGGCGGGTTTTATTACCCAGGATGAGGACGGAGTCCAACTCCATTTTGAGCCCCAAGTCTTTGCGGAGACTTTGCGATGCGTTGACCAACCCCCCGAGTTAAGTAAACGCATCGCAAAGTCTACTCAACCTAAGTGTGCGGAATCAGGCCCTGTCGTTTCTCTAGATCAGAGAGAAAGATCAGAAGAGAGACGCGCACCCGCGCGCGATCGCACACGCCCGGACGTGCACGCACGCGAGCCCGCGCACGCACGCACGAGGCTAACAGGGAAGGGGGGAGGGGAACGCTCATCGGCTACCCCTGTTCCCTCTTCCCCAGCTCCGATTTCCGCGATGCCGCACTGGCCAGAGTTGGATTCGCCGCCCCGCTCGACCGATGCCCAACGCGTGCACGAGCTGTTCGCCAGAGGGCAGGGACGCACACCGGCGCAGGTTCCCCCAGATCTAGAATCCGCGCGCCTTGTGGCGGCCGCTGCGCGCGAAGAAAGCGGCTCCGACGACAAGCTCTTTGAGTCTGTCGTGGAGCGGATGGTGAGAGATCACCAAAAAGACCCGAAGTCGATAAAATGCAGGCTATCCAACTTGGTGTTATATCTCGCCAGATACACCAAGCCTGTACTGAAGCCATCACTTCCCACGTTGCCAGCGCCCGAGCCGGAGCCGGAGATGGAGATCACGCAGGAGGAGCACGAGAAGACGAAAGCCGATCTCCTGGCGCTGTTCCCGCGCATTGCCATGCGTCAAAAGGCGGACGAGGTTCGTGCGAGGTGGGCAGCGGAGGCGGCGCAGCATGCCTAAGCCTCCGACGAACGTTGAGCTTGAGGAGCGGTTGATCTCAGCGCTGGTGTTCTCCTCTGAGACGGCTGCTGTGTGCATGGCAGCGCTCGGGCCGTCGGACTTCTCGTTGAGCCTCCATTCCCGGATGTTCGAAACGGCGCGAGACGTGATCGAACGGAACGGCGAGCTCGACATGGTCTCGTTACGCGCGGCTTGCGCCGGCAGGTCCGATCAAATCCAGTTCTGTGACGAGATGTTGCACTCGGGCTATGCCTATCTTTCCGGCCAGGCGCTCGACAGCGCGGTAGCGCTGATCAAGAACCTCGCGGTCCTTCGAAAGCTGATCAACGCGTGCAGCAAGGTGCTTGAATGGGCCCACGCGCCGGCTGCCGTGGCGAGCCCCGAGACGATTATCGATCTTGCGGGAACAGAGATCGGCGCGGCGCTGGCGAGCCGCGAGGATGCCGTGCGGGCCGACACGATCGAGAACCTCATGGAGCCGATTGTGCGTGATGCGATGGACATTGAGCGCGGCAATAAGCGCGCTCCAAGGTTCATCCCTGCACCCCTCAAGAAGCTTGACGGGTTGCTCGACGGGTTCAAGGCCGGGCAGAGCGTGGTGATTGCCGGACGCCCCGGTTCTGGCAAGACCGTGCTCGGGTTGCAGTGTGCTGAGGCGGCGATGGACTTCGGGGAGAAGGTCATCATCTACAGCTTTGAGATGAGCAAAGAGGAGCTCGCGGAGCGCGTACTTGCGGGGCGCTCCAACGTAGACTCGAAAGTGATCAACCGACGAGGTTTCAACGTGGATCAGTTCCGCCGCATGAGCGCGTCCATGCACGAGCTGATCGGAAAGCAGATGTTGGTGGTCGACTCTGCCCGCTGGACGATTGAGAAAATCGCGCGGCATGCTCGGCGCGAGAATATGCGATCAAAGCTTGGTATGATCGTCATCGACTACTTGCAGCTGGTCAAGACGGAGCGCCAGTCGGGCAGCAGGGAGCAAGACGTTGCCGAGATCAGCCGCGAGTGCAAGCTGCTCGCGAAAGAGCTTGCCTGCCCAGTGATTTTGCTCGCTCAGATGAATCGCGGAGTTGAATCGAGAGAGGGAAGGGTCCCGCAGCTCAGCGATCTACGCGAGTCGGGAGCGATCGAGCAGGACGCAGACGTGGTGTTGTTCATCTCGTCATCTGACGAGACCAACGATAGCGTGATCTACCTTAAAAAGCAGCGAGGCGGTCCGCTGGGCCAGGTTGAGGTGAAGTTCAAGAAAGCCTACTGCAGGTTCGAAGACGCGCCCGTCGCGGCGTAACGGAGGGTATGATGGCGAAGCCACCAACAGCAACAGAAGCCGGCATGCGCTTCGGAAGCAAGCTTGAGAGGCTTGCAAGGGAGGCAAAGAGGAGGGAACGCGGGTGGACCCCTCCGGACGAGCCCCTTCCTTCTGGGCAGGCATACTCGAAGTACCAGAAGCAGCTGGAAGAGCAGCACAACCAACTAAGACTATTCGGAGACAAAAATGAGAAACTGGCCAATGGGGAGGCTCCAGGAGTTGATGCGGTACGATCTGACGCCGCAACAGAAGCTGCGCGCTGCAGCAAAACGAGCGATGAGCTCCGCCAGAAAGAAATCGCGGAATGGCTCAAAGAGCAACTCGGTTGAGCTGATCGACCCGTCCAAGTGCGGCGATCAAATCCCGTCGGTAGACGCCACGGGGAAGCTCCTGGTTGTCGCGTCGACGTGGGTCGAGAACGACTACATCGTGACGATCCCAATGCACGTGCCGCACTGGAGAAACTGGCCACCCAAGGGTACACCTGGTCACAGTCGATGCGTGAGAATGTGGCGCAGGACCACTTACTCAGCGTGTGCCGCGGCCCTTTCGGAGAAGCACTGCGGGTACGATTTCAAATGGAACCCGAAGTGCGGGAAGTACGATCGATTGCACGATAAGCTGGGTGCAATCGGCTACGTTTGGATCCATCCTGGAGACTCGGATGACGACTCCTACATGCACACCATGCATCATGTGCGCGATGGGTCGTACGATCTGTGGTCGGGCTTTCGCGTGAACAAGGCCAAGATGGTGTACTGGTTGGGTTCGGCAAACGACAACAAGAAGCGAAAGCTTCATGTGCCGATGCAGTACAACCAGCTCGCCGAAGGCGACGCTTGGGGTGTCAGGATCGTGTTTCGTTTCAACCCTAACTTTAGGTTCATAGGATGAGTCACTTCACAGACAAACACATGGAGCTTGTGCACGCCTACGCCCGCGCGTCTTCCCGTCCGGCCGACGCAGAAAGCCTGCGGGAGATGGGCGAGGTAGAGGCTGAGCTGCTGGCCGCGTTCGAGCGGCTGGAAGCGCTTACCCAGATTGAGGCAGACGGAAAGCTCACACCGTCGGAGGCGGTGTACGAGCTTCAGAACGCCCGTAGAGCAAGGGCTCTGGCTGAGCTACAAATGTTAGCAAAGACGCCCGTTGTTACCTGACAATGTGATACACTTGGCGTGCGGTGATGGATGCAGTTCGGTCCAGGCTAGTCAGGCTGGCTGGCTTCCTGCGAAAGCTGTTAGTTCGCGGGAAGCCGCCAGCAGCCGCGCGCCCGGCCCACCCGAGCATGCAACATGTGTGGAACGTGTACGCTGACTGGACTCCTGGTCAGCAGCCATACCTGAAGTTGCCTCACCCGCAGTGCGTCTTGTGTCGGGCGGTGAAGTCGCCCGAAACCGAAGGTGAGACATGCCCGTGGTTCAACAGCTGACCAAGTCTCGACTGATCACAAACTTCGATCTGTCGTTCACGATAGACGAGTCAGGCAAGGTCAAGGTCCCGCTGAAGTGGGAGGCCGACAACCTTGTCAATCTGAAGCTCCCCATTCCAACAAAGATCACCACGCACATCCGCGTGCACAAGCGCGCCGCGCCAGTGTTCGAGGAGTGGTTCCGATCGTTCCGCCGCCAAGAATGCGAGTGCATTCTGACGTTCGGGGGCAGCTTCGTTCCACGCATCATGCGGGGCGCGAACCTTCCGGACACGTCAGACTACACGCGGGATTGGGCGCCGTTCTTGAGCCGGCACAGCCGCGGCATTGCCATGGATTTCAACCCCGAGCAGAACCGGCGCTCGACGCCTGGGGCGAAGCAAGGGGAGATCGGATGGCTGGGGCCGATCATCGAAAAGGCGCGCACCGTTCATGTCCCGATCATCGATCCTTTCCACGGCACAACCTGGGAGGCCGGGATAGTGTGCGGAGCGGATTGGGGAGGAAAAATGATCGACCCCATGCATTTCGAGATTGGAGAATGGCGATGAACCTCAAGTTTTGGAAAAAGGCAACCGTTCAACCCGGCAAAGGGTACGCGCTCTGCATCGGTCTGAACGCCGTAGATCCGGCGCATTACGACGGTTGGTCGGGCCGGCTGAATGCATGCGAAGCGGATGCCGAAGACATGCGCGATCTGCTGAAATCCAAGGGATTCGCCACCGACATCTTGCTGACTAAGCAGGCTGTGAGCTCGGTCGTGTTGCGCTGGCTACTGGACATGTCCAAGACCGCAAAGCCGGGCGACATCGTTGTTGTCACGTCCAGCTCGCATGGCGGACAAGTGCCCGATCAGGATGGCAACGACAACGGCTATGATGAGACGATTTGCATGTACGATCGGCAAATCATCGACGATGAACTTGAGCTTGCCTGGTCCAGGTTCGCGGCCGGGGTGCGCTTGTTTTTCGTGTCTGACTCCTGCCACTCCGGAACGATGGCCAGGGTCATGCATTCGGCCGGGACCGACCGGCCACTGGCGAGCTCATCCCGAGCCATGCCGAATGACCTGGTCAGCTCGGTATGGTTCCGAAATCAGGGGGTCTATGCGCTCGCCAAGGCCAGCGCCAGGAGCCGATCCAAGATCAAGGCTTCATTGCTGGCGTTCGGAGCGTGCCAGGACAATCAAACGGCGGAGGACGGCACGAACAACGGGGCTTTCACGGGTGCCCTTCGGAAAGTACTCGCGTCATATCCGAGCGAAAGCCCCGGCAAAGTGATCGCGCGCGTCCGACGCATGCTCCCGGCGTCGCAGTCACCGACCTACGTCTACGGCGGCCACCGCGATCCGGTGTTCGAGGCTTCTCCCGTGTTCGCCATTTCTCAAGTCCCGTAAATCGAACGCCCCACCTCGGGGAATCCGGGGCGGGGCGTTTGTGGAAGTGTCGCCAGCCATGACATCACGACCACAGATTTCGCTTCTAGTCTCTCTGCTCTCGATTTTCAAGCTGTTTGGTCAGCTCATCGATCAGGGAGCGCTGTGCGGATGCATCGTCGGCGAACCGCTTTGCATCGATGAGGGCTTGCGACAGGGCCATCTTTGCATCGAAGTAGGCATCAAGGAGTGCCTTTGCTTCCGCCCTCCTGAGACCCCCACGATCGGGCCAGGCGAACTGAATGGTCCAGATCGCCTGTAGCAGCGCTTCGTTCTCGGTTGACATCACCGGAAGCTGCGGATGGGGAGATGGACGCAAACACCGCCTGATCAGCCTGCGCTTTTCTCAGTACACGTAGACTTCTGTTGTAGAAGTCCACTTCGATGTCGCTGGCGCCCGGCAAGAGCTGGGTGCGCGTTCTGTGTAGAGCGATTAGGATTCCAAGAAACTCGGGGTGATTCACCGCCAGGCTTGATGCCATATAGCCAGCGAGAATGCTCGGAAGCTGCTCCAAGTGCGATAGGATCGCGTCTTCCCCGTCTTCGCCGTTGCCCTCGCTTCTGACAAACTTTTCACCGCTATCATCGAGAATCCTGGACGCCGTAGCAGCAAACGCCGCTAACTCTGAGTGGCGGCGCGCGTCAACGAACAATGACGTACCTATGGTAACGGCCGTTGCTGCGAATGACGGGCTAGCTGACAGCTGCTGCTCTATGATCTTCGCGACCGAGAGCACTTTCATACCGTTCAGCAGCTGTATAAATCTGACAGTTTCCGTTTGAAGTATTTCAGGTGTCATTGCTCATTTTCCTTTGTAGTACTCGCGACGCGCTCGCCCCGCAGTTTCACTGTGTAGTGCGATCTCTCTTCTTCGGTACTCAGCGACAGCTTCCACGCACTCCGATGTAGCGCCATCTGGAGCGCGTAAGCTTCCGCCAATGCAGTCATCGTAAGAGTCGACTGCCCCCAGGAAAACTGCCCGATCGTATGCCGACATCACCTCGCCCGCTGTCATGACTCAATAGCCCTTCTGGCATCCTCGATGACTGCTCGATTCACCGCTCGCACGATCCAGTATGTGATGGCAACTCCCGCGAACGTTGCGGATAGGACTACCAAGAGAGCAACCTGCCAATCCTCATCCGCGTCAACGTCGGGATCGGACTCCCACAGAAGCGATCCGTCGTAGTCGCAGGCGGTGATCGTGTTGTCGCACATGGCGTAGAAGTTCCACGCCGCGACAGCGGTGTCGCCGAAAGTGCGCTTGCGCCATGCCACGATCAACGAGTGAACGGTGAGAACGAGCCCCGATCCGAGTGTTGGGAACAAAACTACCGCATACGACAGCTCAATCGCGAGTGCCGCCGTGTGTCGGTCCAACAAGCCAAACAACGAAAAGCACACGATTATGAACAGCGCTGATATGTACGTGAATCCGACTGCCGCCATAACAGCACCGGACCACGCTACAGCGCGAGCGAACCAACCAGCTCCCTTGGATTCGGTCCACATAGCACCGACGGATACCGCGTTGAACGCGGAGATTGCGATCGTCAAGACGATCAGAACGAGATCCATCACGGTCAATCCTCCTGGCTCCACACGCCGGAACCGTTGTCACATGGGGAGTCAAACACGGATGTGTCGACATCAGTACCGGAGTACCCAGGATCGCAACCAGTGGTCGCGAGCGGGTTGCTGAATGCGTGAGGCACCTTCTCACGCTTGGGTGGTTGAGCGGGTCGCTCGGGAGCAGCGGGGCGCTTTCCCGGCCTAGAGCGTGCAGTCTTTGGCTCGTCTGTCATGGGCAGACCCAGCGGCAACGCATGGCCATGTTGCACGAGCAGAACGGCATCTCGCCAAACTGGCAACGTGGCTTTGGGCTGTAGCATGTGCCGTAATCAGACTCCGGTGTGGAGTTCATCACGAGCGCTTCCTTGGGAACGCCTCGACTTGAGCAGCCGCTTGGGCAGCACGCGAGCATGAATACAAACAGAATGATCGTCAAAGCTTGCTGTGACATTTTGTTTTCTCCTCCTGGTCGAGCATCTCTTCGGCCAACACAACTACGTTTTTCAGTCTTCTGGTTACCGCAAGCGGTACTCCGGCGTCTACGGCAGCCTGGTACGCGTCAACAAGCTCAGCCGCAAGCTGTTTGAAGCTTGGTGTCTTGCGCGGCCGACCGCGCGGCATTCCGGTGGGTGAGTAGGTCAATGCTCGGTGCATAGCCTGCGAAGACGGTCGACGGTATCCAGCAAGCGCGCACTTTGCCGCGATTTCCTCGCGAGATAGGCGAAGAATGCCTAGCTCGCGAATGAACCTAGCTCGCGACCTTCTCATTTGAAGATCACAACCTCAACGCGCCATTCCGCGCCGGCCCCTGTTTCTCCTACGTAGAGAATGCTGTTACCCAAGGGCTTGGAGTAGATGCTAATAGGCCCTAGATATTCCTCCGCGTCTTCTGACCAGTCAATGCGGTGTGGTTCACCGTCTTTGAGGCTCTTCCTGATAGCCTCTCTAGCGTCGTCACTCATTTGATCACCTCTAACCTTCTGTTTTTCGCAGCGGTGCCAACAGCGCGCTTTCGCGCGCCGTGTGCCTCGAACATCACGACAAGACCGAGAGCCTTCAACCGATCGTCATTCATGCACATTCTGCATGAGACGCACGAAACGTTCTCGCGTGTTTGCGCTGGACAGGGAAGCACCTTGCTTCCGAGTGACTTGTCGAAGTACACCCGATCGGACTCGAACCGGTCGGTGTATGCAGCGACAGCGTAACCACGCTTGCGAGCCTCCTGAAGCTCGTCAGGGGAGTCGATGCTAGCGAGCATGCTCACATGCCGACCGAAGCTTTTACGTGTCACCAAACGCCAAGCATGCGTGTAGCCATAGGGCTTAGAGCCGCACTTGCTTGTCCAGCGCTTAGCCGCAAGCGCGATCAGTTTTGCTGCTTCTGGGCTTGCCGTATCGCCAACAGTGTGAAGTCGTAGATCCCTTCCGCGCCCCCCGTGGCCGTCTTGCGGGACCATGCCTCCTCGAAACGCAGATATGGCAGAGGTGATGGCATCATGCTCTGACTTCGCGGCCTCTAGCGGAGCGTGTCCGGAAGCCGCTTTGTCGAGTCGTCGCGTTGTGTGCGAGACGTTGCCAGATTGTCCATAGCAACCTGCGTCACGAAGCTTGCAGGTAGGAGGGCACGAAGCTTTGATAGAGACGTACGTAGTCGCAATCGCTGCGCTCTTCGGATCGTTGGTGAGCTTGGAGTTTTTTGAGGACGGTACGAATGTGGCAAGCATGGCTATCGACTCCATTTTTTGAACACGGACTCAGCGGCTTCCACTTCGGCTTCTGTGGGAAAGCCCGAGGTGACAGCTTCAAGCGTGTGCGTGTCTGTCGTGTTGATCATACCGCGACCCGAAAGAGCGACCCGAGCACTTTCTACTACCCGATCAAACCGCCTACGGACACTTTCGTTGGGACCCATTACCAGCGCCCCGTCGCGAGAAAACATCCACACACAACCCGTCATTGCGAGCTCATACGGCTTGCCCGCGTACCAGCGGCCATCATTGGCGCGCCCGAAGTGCACACCGCGATCTTGAGCGTAGCTTTCCGCCTCGTTGCGATTGGAAGTAGAGAGCATTTAGCGAGGGTCTCCCATATGCACAAAGTCGTGATTGCACACGTCCGGAAGCGCAACGCATCCGTGCATCACCGGACGTCCCTTGAACTGACGGTCGAAGAACGACCGCGCTGTGGATTTGTGCTGCTCGTCCGAGCACAGCGCTGGGTCAGCTTGCACGCGCATCACTGGACGCGTATGCGCGCCGCAGTACACAAGGATCGTGGCGTTGCCGTTTCTGTCGGAAGTCCGCTTAGTCGTGATCACCATGTTCGTTCATCCTTTCGTTAGCCACTGAATCACCTCAGACGGGAGGTGAGATGTGATGTGATAGCCCTCGCACGGCTGTGTGATGACAAGACCGCCCGTGGCTTCAATGAAGGTCGCGTAGGTGGTCCAGTGATCGTCAAGCGGGCCATTGGCGGCTGTGCGCCGCCCCTTTGTCACGTGGCCTACCCATTTTCCTACAATCGGATTTCCCTTGTTGTTCATGCTCTAACCTCGAAGGTCGGAGGGCGAAACGAAGCTCGCCCTCCGCTTCCAGATCAGACCGCGAAGTCTAGGGCATTCTTGCGTCCGCTTGCCAGCGCTTCAAACGCAGTGGCCAGCGCAAAGAGCCGCTGATTCAGCGTGCGGTTACCGTCGACCGAAGACACCGCACGAGTCGTGCCGTGTCGGCGGCGGTTGTTGCGATCAGTGGTCGTGTAGTGAATCCCGCCGCGCACAAGGCTCTCTTGAATGCGGTTGTAGACATTCCACACACTTGGGGCGGCGTCCTCTTGTCTCCTGACAACCAAGACCTGCTCGGCGACAACCGGAACAATGCCGGTGTTCGCGATAGAATCCTCAAAGCGCATGTCGATTGCGTGTTCCGCAAGCACTCTCGACTGTTCCTCAGTTAGCATTGTGGTCTGCATCCGATCGATCGCGGCGAGCGCAGTGTCACCGGCTGCTATGGCTCTGGATAGCGCTTCACCGACCAGATCGATCGCGTTACGCGAGGTGTGCGAGACGCGAGCTGAAAAAACCTCCTCACCAAACACATGACCGTTCAGACACACAAACCGTATGCCTCCTAGCCATAGCGTCCACGATGAGGTGCCGTCATGCGCGTTGTAGATCAGTGCCTCAAGCCGCGTGCCGTCTAGTGACTTGAGTTTTGGGTGACCCAAGCGCACCATGTGCTTAGTAAACTCTCGCTTTCCTTCGATGCGTGACCCGCCCTGGGCCACCTCGGTGGGATAGAAGCCTAACTGAGACAGTTGGTAGATCAGTTCTCCCGTCGGGATGAACTGATATCGCTCGGATCGGGAACAGTGTTTGTCCTCGGCCAGAATGCTCGGAGCGTAGCGCTGGATATGCTCGTGTGTGACCACTTGTCCGGGTTGCGCTCGGAACGAAGAGCCCTTGAAACCAATGCGTGTGATCTTGGTGGTGGTTGCCATGGCGAGTTATCTCCGAAAAGCAATGAGGCTTGATTGCCTCCACGTTGCCCGCAGCCGTGTTGGCGGCTGCTACAACGTGGAGAATCTCAAGAGCGCGAAAGCTCGAACATCTCAGACACGGTCTCGGCCATGTCAAAGTTTGTTTTGGTTTGCCGTTCAGCGAGCGAGACCAAGCGCATGAGCGCTTGCTCGACAACTGCAAGATCTTCCATCTCGTGAGTTTCGGCTTGTATCTTGCCGACGGCCTCCTCGAACGCCTTTGCCCTCCATGGCGTTGAGGAGTCTGTGACTGGTTTGCCTAGACTGCGAGCTAGCTGCTCGCAGTCGATGATGGCTGTGAGTGCGCGGGCACGCGCTTCGATCCTAACCTCATCATAACGTCGACGGGATGCGTCCAGGTTGTTGAGGGCTTCTAAGGTCGCTTTGAGCATTGACATGTGTCTCCTGTGTTCGTGACCTGGGTTGGGTTACTCGTTGAAGCCGCTTTTGCGCAACGCGTTCTCGATTCGCAAAAGATGTTGAGTTTCCTCTTCTGTCGCCGTTGTGATCATTTCTGCGAGCTGTGCCGTGGTGCGGGCAAGACCCTCCCCAAACTCCGGTGTGTATTCAGCTTCTGTTAGTGAGCGAAGCGCAGCCGAGTCGAATGACACGCTGTTCACGAAGACCTTGCGGCCATACTTTTTCTCGAGACCTAGCGTCTCGTATCGCTCTAGAAGATCGGCAAGCTCGGTGGCGCGCTGGTAAAACAGTTCCTTGACGCGATTCTTGTGGGCGGCAAGCTCCGCCTCGTAAAGGTCAAGCTTCAATGTGAGATCGTGAAAGATGTCGCTGCGGGCTGGTTTTTTCGAGTATTTCATGTCGGTGTTCACTCTTTGGTTAGCGGAGTAGGCCGCTCATAGGTGGGACGGCTTCATTCTCGGACTTGTCGCGTGAGCTCTCGCTGTGCTCGATAGCGTCGCGTAGGTCGGCTGCTGTGCTCACGGCTAGCTCGCGGAATGCTTGAGCCGCTCGGTCTGCCTCAACAGCTAGGGAGAAGAGCAGTTGAGAGCGATAGTGCGCTGATCGGTCAAGCTGGATTGCTCTGCCGTCTTGGTAGAGCTTGAGTGCGAATCTTAGGCACTCAACTACGTGGGCGTTGCCCCGTGGGTGGCGGAAGACCGGCGCCGAGTGTGGGGGTAGGTTCTTGGGGTTCATCAGAACCATCTCCACGACTTGCGCCACAAGCTGTACTCGTACGTAGCGTCAAGGACCTTCAGCCTGTAGCCGCCGCTTGCCCTGGTGCTGCTGTACCTTTGGCGGATTTCCTCCGCGATGTGGGGGTCGGTCCACATGCAGTGACCTGCTACAGAGTAGCGGAAGACTCCGTCGGGATGGAGCAGCGCGTAGCCACCCAACACAGAAGGGTACCCAATCTTGTAGAGCTTGCGGGTGGGCGTCCTACCCGCTTCGATTGCTTCGTGACCAGCTTTGGCAATGCGGTAGATGGAGCCATTCGACAGGTTGCGCAAGATTCGGTTCTGTTTTGACATGTCAGTCATCCTCCCTTTCGTAGGAACGCGATATCCGAATCGGTGAGAGCTTTTTCCGTGGCGAGCTTGAGAGCCTTGGCGTCGGTGAAGCCGAGCAACCAGGGCTCGCCTTCGTGGAGCTGTGCCCGACAGCAGAGCGTGTTTAGGGCCAAGCCGTAGGTCTTTTTGCTGTTGAGGCGCACGCTTGTTTCGCGCTCCTCCTCGCCCCAGTAGGCGACATCTTGCTCAATGAGCACGGCAATGGCCAGGTCGCGGTTGGGTGGGACGGCGGCGTAGCGGCTGATCTCAGCGACGGTGTTCGCCTTGTTGCCGGGTTGGGTGAAGTAGAAGGGAAGGTTGTCCTGACCGGTTGAGTGGATTTCGCAGATCTCGCCGAACTCTTCGCGGAGGTGGGCGAGTGACTTGCGTAGGGCAGTTTCGATGTCGCCGTAAGACGCGATGAAGTGGCGTTTTCCGTCGACCATGACGGCTTGAAGCTTGTAGGCGTGTTTGGTCATGGTCATGCCCCCACCAGTGACAAAGACACCGCCGCTGCGACTTGGTCCTGGTTCTCGAGAACGAGGTGAACTCGCCACTCGCCAAGGTCCATGTCGTCGCCCCAGAACTCCCAACGATTGTGAGAGATGGACCCGTTGATGCGGTGCTCCAGAATCACATCGTCCTCGGCTTCGGCAAGCAACGCCTTGGCCAAATCCGGATGGAAGGGTAACGAGACGATCGTGTTGCGCACTGCGCTTTTCTCGATTGCGTCTCTTGCTGATGAGGGCATGGTGGCTCCTAGGTTGGGGTAGGGCTGTGTGGCCTAGGGGGAGATGTTCGCGCTTCCCTTCGGCCGTCCGGCGCTGTGTTTGCCGCCGATGGAAAGAACCTAGGCGCTATTTGCGGCGTTGTCAACAGGTTTAAAAAGAAAATTGTTTACGGTGGTCGATTATGCTCTGCGAAAGGTGAGGGAAAGCTCAATGATTTCGCATGACGATGACCCCGGGAACG